TCATCCATGGTCCTGGCCCCGGTGGTCATCTTCGATCGTGAGTGCTGCTTCCATCACATCTCGGGTACGGTCGTCCTGCCCTGGCCACTCGTGCACGTACGTGTTCAGTGTGATGGTCGGGTTCGCGTGCCCCAGCGCCATCTGCACCACCTTCACAGACTTCCCAGCGTGGATAAGGCTGGTGGCGAAGTAGTGCCGCAGCCCATGCAACCCGAAGTCCGCCGGCAACCCCGCCCCGGACACGGCAGCCTTCCACGGCTTCTGCCACGTCGACCCATCCGTCACCGGCTGCCCCGTCGGTGAAGTGAACAGCAACCTAGCTTCTCGCCGCTGGATCTTCCGGGGATTACGCGCGTCTGTCAGCTCAAGCGGGTGGGGCGGGAACTCCTGGATGTGGCGAGCTAGCTCGTCCAACACCAGCTGCGGCACCTCAACCGTGCGCAGACTTGTCTTCGTCTTCACCTTCGCGATGTGCATGCCGTGGGTCTTCGTTCGGATCAACTGCTGCTCCACCCGCACCACGCGTCTCAGAAAGTCCACGTGCCCGACCTCAAGGCCGCGCAGCTCGGATGGACGTAACCCGGTGCCAGCCGCCAGCAAGGGGAGGGGTCGCCAGCGCGGCTGAATCTTCTTCGCCAGCAGGTGCACTTCCTTCGCTGTGGGGATGTATCTGCTAGCGGGGTCGATCTCACCCACCCCCGCACCCTTGAAGGGGTTCCGGCCGATGCACTCGCCCACGGCGGACTCGAACATCGACCTGACCGTGGTGAGCTCGATCAGCAAGGTCGACGGCGCGAGCTCCTCGAGCATGTCCTTCACCCACTTCTTGGCGTGGGTAGAGCGCACTTTGTTCATCTGCATGTCCCCGAGATGCGGGTACAGATGCATCCTGAACGCCCCTTCAACCCGGGCTGCGGTGCGCTCCCGGTGGACCTGGGTTTTCCGCCATTGCTCGGCGTACTCCCGCACGGTGACTTCGCCGGCGCGGAGGTCGAGGTATTGGCCGCGGGAGATGTCTGCTCGAACGTTGGCGTCGAACAGGTCGGCGTCCTGCTTCTTGTCGAAGCTGCGCGTCAGGGGTTGTCCGGTGTTGGGGTCGGTGTAGCGGACCCTCCAGCGCTGCCCGCGGCCGTGGCGGGCGAGCTTCACTGGTTTCTTGTCCGGCCCGCGTCTCTTCTTCGAGTACCAGAGGTCGTCGACCGCCATGGCCCTGTCTCCTTTTTCGATCTCTCAGCGGGAGGCTGTGCGCTTGAAAGGAATCACCACCCGGACGGGGTCCTCCTGCCGGGGGCTGGGGGTGAGGATCCGTTCCTCGTGGAGCTCGTTGATCTGCTCTTGGAGGTCGGAGAGTTGGTCAGCGTCGGCTGCTCGTAGCCAGGTGAACCAGAACAACCCGGTGATGATGGTGCTCGCCATGACGACCAGCACCAGGACTTCGCGGGAGGTGCTCACGGTTCCGGCGAGCAGGTAGTTAGTGGCCAGCGTGGTGGCCGTGACGATTACGGCGCAGGAAAGCTCCCTCGCGTGCATCGGCTACATCCAGTCATCGTTCAGTGGCCCCCCGTGGGCCTGATCATCTGATTCATCGTTCAGAACTGGTGCTCGTTTACCGGCATTCGCGAACCGTTAAGTTTTCAACGAAGCGCTCACCCGGTCGCACTAGTAACTCCCCCATGTGAGGGAAGGCGAAGGGCCCACTCGTGGAGGCCATCCGGTCCCAGGGTCTCGGCCAGGACGCGTAGCTGCGTCGCAGTGAAAGTCTGCTCGGCCTGCGCCGGCGTGTCCGGCACAGGCGTCGCGGTGGTGGTGTCGATTGGCGGGAACTCGTCAACCTCGCCGCGGAGGACGGCCTCGCAGATCCCGATGGGCAACCTCAGCGCGATCTCAAGCCGGGTGTAGGTGGTGTTCGAGGCGACTCGGTCGCCCAACTCGATGGCGGCGATCGTCCGTTCGGCGGGCCGGTTGTCTGTCAGCTCTGCCAGGGCTCTTGCAGACTTGATCCGCAGCTGAGCCCTGCGGCCCTTGATGAGTGCCCCAAGTCGCTTGCGTCGCTCGACGTTCGTCTCCACGTGCCTAAGGTGCCGCATCGGTCGTGACCTGGGCAAACAGGTGGAGTCGGTCCGGTTGGGTGGTCGCCCGAGTACGTGCATGTCAAAACTGTAACCCCTGCCATGTCAGATCTGCAATCACTGTTACGCGACCGAGACAACGACAGGTTTGACAGAAATTGCAGAGACGACATAGAGTGACGACATGCAAGACGGGCCCCCGACAAAACCCCCAACCGGGTCACCCCCCACGAGGCCTGCCCCCGCTCAACCACCACCGAAGAAGCCCCCGATCAGGAGTTGATGGATGACCAGGACCAATCGCCAGTCACCCGTCTACCTGCGCGCCTACCGCATCCGCAGCCGCAAGCAGAAGACCCTTCCTATCCCGGTCGGTGTGCTCGCCAAAGCGATCGCGAACGAGGACGCCGCGAAGGCGTTCATGTCATCCCCCATCAGTGACCACCTCGGAGACGACATCGTCGCCGCGGTCAAGGAAGCCGGCGAGACCGATGACTGACGACGACCTCCTCACCACCACGGAGCTCGCCCAGATGCTGCGGGTGTCGGTCAACACGATCTACGCCTGGAACAAGCGAGGCACCGGTCCGAAGCGCGTGAGGGTCGGGAAGTACTGCCGGTATCCGCGCAAGTACGTGGAGATCTGGAAGAGATCCCGCACCACCCAGTAGACGGCCACTCCCCAGGCCTCTGGCCTCCCTAACCAGGCCTGGGGAGTGGCGATCCAAGAAGACGCCCCGGCGCTGCGAACACCGGGGCCAGCCAACGGAACCACACCACTCGAAGGAGTTCCGATGACCAAGGTGATTGTCCCAGACAACCCCGACAGGCCGCCACCCCGCCACGGAGAAGATCGGCACCTCACCAAGCCGACCATCCCGTTCTCGGTGCTGTGGCGCAGGGAACGCGGGGATGCCCCGATCCAGCCCATGACGCACCGGCGGTGGCGGGTCGGGTTCCCCGCGGTGCGCACCCCACAGGGATTGCGGGAGTACATCGACCCGCGCACCGACGACAACCTCGCGCCGGCCGATCCGGGGGAGGTGTCGGTGTCCTCGAACCCTTTCGCCCCAAGCCCCACCGACCCGCCCTACTCGGTAGGGGTGGTGTATCAGCTGCCCGCGGCGTTGGTGGCGGCCGTGTTGTCCATGGTCGCCTGGCTGGGGGTGGCGGCGTGACACACGAACAGTGGACCGCGCTCGGCGACAAGGTGTCGCAAGGCCTGGACGCGTTCATCACCGCGTTCGCGATCTGCGCCGGTGTGTTCTTCCCCGTCGCGGCGTGGTTGATCGGGTGGGCGTTCGCCGACGACAAGTGGCCGGATCAGCACCCTGCTCTGGCTGTGTTCTTCGGGCTGGGTTTGGCCCTCCTCACCGTCGGGCTGGAGATCGGGATCTCCGTCCTCGCAGAAGCAACTGAGATCAAAAGGTAGGGGCCGTCATGGGCATCTTGAAGAAGGCAGATCAGGCCGCGCAGCGCCGTATCGACCGGGCGCTGGGGAACTCGAAGCCGCAGGACGAGGTCGCCAAGCAGCGCGAGAAGCGCCAGCAGAAAGGCGGCCAGAAGTGAATTCAGTGTCGATCCGGCAGCCCATCAACGCGGTGTGCTTCCAAGCTGACGGTGTCGTCCACCAGATCGGGATGGCCTGGCGCTACTCCACTCGGGACCCGTACGCCGTCATCCTCGAGTTCCGGTACAGCGACAAGACGTGCGTGGAGTACCACTTCGCCCGCGAACTCCTGCGAGACGGCGCGAACTCCGACTGCTGGAAGGGCGAGGGCGACATCCTGGTCCGCCGATCCGGCAACCACGTCGAGGTTGTGCTCAAGAACCCCGAAGGGGAGCCGCCGTTGGTGTTGGCGTTCGACCGGGCCGAGATCAAGGTGGCGCTGGTGAAGATGGGGCTGATGGCCCCATTCGGGTGCGAGCGCGGCTACTACGACCTGGATCAGGAGATCGCGACCTACCTGGGGGTGGCGTCGTGACCGCCCAGGATGTGGCTCAGGTCGTGGCCGAACTCCTCGCTGAGCCTGTGCCTGCGCCGTCGATGGTGTCGATGTACCCGCCGCCGATGTGGCCGGCGCACGTGGAGATGCAGGCCACCACCCCCCGGGATGTGGCTGCGTGGGCCCGACAGCATCACACCAACCTGGTGGTGCACCAGGGAGATGTGTGCACGTGGGTGGACGCGAACTTCACCACCCACTCGGTGCCGGTGAGGATCCGTGCGCGGGCCCGCTACGCCGACGTGTTCCAGAAGCTGTCCGCGCGGGGGATCACGTTCGACGGTGACGCCGTCGAGGTGAACCCCGAGGTGTTCGGGTGGGGGTGTGACTCGTGCCCGAACAAGACGAAGTGCGTCGTCGAGGGGTGCCAGCGTTGATCCTGCACTCGCTGCCGCGGTTCTGCATCTGCAAGGGCAAGCGGCTGATGAAGGTCCGGCTGATCGGTCAGCACACCTGGTTCACCGTCCCCTGTCCCCACTGTGCCCACTCGTTACCCCTGCTGGAGTTGGTGGCCCCCCGATGACCATCGAATTCGTTCCCGCAACCCGGGCGTCGTCGAAAGCGCGGATCGCGCTGGCTGGCCCGTCTGGGTCCGGGAAGACGTTCACCTCCCTCGCGTTGGGAACCGCGTTGTCGGACAACGTCGCAGTCATCGACACGGAACGCGGGCGCGCGTCGCTGTACGTCGGGGTGAACGGTTGGCAGTTCTCGCGGCTCAACCCACAGTCGTTCTCACCCAAGTCCCTCACCGATGCGCTCGCCGTTGCGGCCAGCCAGGGATTCGGGTGCATCGTCGTCGACTCCCTCTCGCATTACTGGATGGGTGTCGACGGCATGTTGGAACAGGCCGATCGACGCGCGAAGGGCGGCAACAGCTTCTCTGGCTGGAAGGAAGTCCGTCCGGACGAACGTCGCATGCTCGATGCTCTCGCCTCCTACCCGGGGCACGTCATTGTCACTCTGCGGGTGAAAACCGAGTACGTGGTGGAGACCGACGAACGCGGCAAGAAGGTCCCGCGCAAGGTCGGGATGCGACCGGAGCAGCGGGAAGGCATCGAGTACGAGTTCGACGTCGTCGGGGACCTTGACCTCGACAACGTGCTCACCGTGTCGAAGTCCCGCATCCCAGCTTTGTCTCGCGCCGTGATCCCCCAGCCGGGCCCCGAGCTCGCAGACACCATTCGCGAGTGGCTGGAACAGGGCGAGGACGCCCCAGACGCCATGACCTATCGGGAACGGGCCCTGCAACTGTCCACCTACGAGGAATTGCTCGCGCTGTGGACGGAGGTGGAAAAGGCAGGTCTGCTCGGCGCGCCGATCCTGGACAACGCCGACAAACCCACCGTGTTGGGCGACTTCATCAAGTACCTGGGCATCCAGGCCAAGACCAAAGCAGGTGCACAGTGAAGCGCCGCAAGGTCCTGATGGACGAGCTCACCGCCATGACCGCCCGCTACTTGCAGGCGGAGGACAGGATCGACGCGCTGCTCATCGAGCTGGGTCGAGCGTTGGAAGCGGAGCGTCGCACGAAGGGCGTGTTCCGGCTGATGCTCGAACCCGCCCGGGAGGGCAGCTGCGAGAAGGTGCGGCTGTGGAACCGGAGCGAGGCGGAGCGGTTCGCGCGTCTGGTGGAGCGTGAAGCGAAGACCGGTGAGGGCGCGTTAGAGCCGTACCGGTGCCCGATCTGTCCACGCCAGCCGATCGACTTCGCCCACTTCTGGCACATCCGCCACGCGGATCCGACGAAGCGTGGTAAGGGCGCGAAGCAGTACGCGAAGCGGCGCGGGTTGAAGCAGGGGTTCTCGCCGGCGGATCTGGCGCGGCTGGTCTCCAGGTTGGAGGCGAGGTGAACGAGCAGCCGACGATCCTGTTGACGATCTCCCGTACCTGGTCGCAGTGGTCGACGGTGCGGGACGTGTTCGCCAAGGTCCTCGAAACCTACCCAGACGCGGTGTTGATGCACGGCAACGCGATCAAAGGTGACCAGCAAGCCGCCGGTATCTGGCGCGCTCTCGGCGGGAGAGACATGCCGGTCGACGCGGACTGGGACCACTGCGACCCCGAACACGACGTGGCGTGCCGCAAGGCGCACCGGAAGCGGCGCAGCGACGGCACCAAGTACTGCCCCACCGCCGGGCTGCGGCGCAACAGCGACATGGTCGAAGCCGGTGTGGGCCTGTGCCTGTCGTTCATCCGCAGCCGTTCCCGCGGCGCGTCGGACTGCACCCGCAAAGCCGAAGAAGCCGGAATCCCCACCGTCCGATACACCCAAACCACAGAGGACCCGTCATGAACCTGGAGCGTTACCGCACCTACCGGCTCGCCGCGATCCTCGGCGCGTTCTCCGTCACTGTCGACAGCTGGCACCGCCTGTTCACTGAGGAAGCCAGCGCGCTCGCGTGGGTCGCCTCGATCGGACTCACGGTCGTCAGCCTGTACCTCGTGCACTGCGCCATCGCCGACCGTGTCGACCGCCGCCGCGACAAGCAGCGGTGCGAGAGCCGGTTCTTGACGGACGACATCGACTTCCACGGCACCGGTGAGGGTCGGCGGATCGACGTCCGCTGCGACCTCCCGACCGACCACGAGGGTGACCACCAGAGCGGCAAGTACAGCTGGGCCATGTACGGGTTCTCGGAGAGGTTCGAGGAGTGAAGCGCGGGAAGCCGCTGGCGCGGAAGACCCCGTTGCGCACGAACGCGCCGCTGAAGTCGAAGCGGATCGCGATTGGCAAGACCAGCGTCGCCCACAAGCCGATGAAGCCGTACCGTCCGCCGGCGAAGTCCGAAGCCGAGATTGACGCCCGCGCGAAGGTCGCCGCCCGCAGCGGAGGCATGTGCGAAGCGGCCATTCCCGGCGCGTGCCAGGGGCAGGGCCGCGAGTTCCAGCACCGCCAGGCCAAGGGCCAGCAGGGCGCATGGAGCGCGAGCAACGGGCTGTGGGTGTGCGGCCACGGCAATACCGACGGCTGCCACGGCTACATCCACCGGCACCCCATCGAGGCGCACCTCAACGGCTGGTCCGTGCAGTCCTGGGGCGATCCACTTATCCGACCCGTCCTGCGCCGCGGCGTCCGGGTGCTCCTCGACGACGAAGGCGGCTTCCAGCCAGCTAGGGCCGGGACTGGCTAGGCGAGACATGGATGGGGCGCCCGGATGGTCGCACTGGTGGTTCGACTCCACCAGCGGGCACGCGCGGCTTGGTGGGCAAGGCATGGCCTGGCTGTGCGAGGCCCGGCGCGGCAGGGACGGGATGGGAGAACGGCATGCACTCAGGTTCGAGCCCTGAGCTCCCACGCGTGGCACGGCGCGGCACGCCTGGGCTTGGCCCGGCGAGGCGCGGTCCGGCTAGGCGCGGCACGGCGAGGAAAGGTGGCTCCGATGGTCGTACAGCGGGTTCGACTCCCGTTGGGAGCACGCGTGGCCATGCAAGGCCAGGCATGGCTGGGATTGGCATGGTCCGGCATGGCGAGGAAGGCGGGCGGATGGCATACACCGGTGGGTTCGAGGCCTCGACGCCCACACGAGCCACCGCTTGGCGTGGCTGGGCCCGGCAACGCAGGCCGCGGCATGGCAAGGGAATGGCGGGAGAGCGGCACACACCACGGTTCGAGTCCGTGGCTCCCACGCAGGGCCAGGCAAGACGGGGCAAGGCACGGCCAGGCCACGCACGGTGAGGCAAGGCCCGGCAGGGAAGGAGCGGGAACGGCATACATCGGGGTTCAAGTCCCCGACCCGCACGCGAGCCCAGGCAAGGCAGGGCGGGGCCACGCGAGGCGAGGCATGGCAAGGAAGGCGGGCGGAGTGGACCACTCCGGGGTTCGAGTCCCCGGCCTCCACGCAGGACATGGCGGGGCCAGGCTGGCCGCGGCGAGGCTCTGCGCGGCAAGGAAAGGGGAGAACGGCATACATCGAGGTTCGAGTCCTCGACTCCCACAAAGGTCAGCGCGCCACGTCACCCGCAATGGCGGGACAGGGACTCCAGCGCAGCACCTGAGAGAGGAGACACCCCATGAGGATCGAGATGGTCGGCACCGCACCACTGCTGATGCACAACGTGCGGCTGGCCGACGACCAGGACCCCTACGTGCGTGAGATCAAGAAGCTCACCGCGAAGAAGACAAAGAAGACTGAGGAGGACAAGCTCGAGATCGACCGTTTGTCGTTCGCCGGCGGCCTGTACTACGACGAGGAACTCGGCCCGTACCTCCCAGCGGAGAACATTTTCCGCTGCCTCATGGAGGCCGGAAGCCTCACCCGCTCCGGGAAAAAGATCGAACGCGGAGTCATTTTCGAAAGCACCCGCGCCCGCCTGGAGTACGACGGCCCCCGGGACATCGAAAAGCTGTGGGGCGACAACGGTGACTCCCCGTTCGTCGACCGCCGCATGGTCGCCGTGCAGCGGCAGCGCATCCCGCGCGTCCGCCCTATCTTCCCCGACTGGTCCGCCTCGATCGGCGTCGACATCGACCCGCAAGTCATCGACCCCGAGGAGTTCCAGGACATCGTGGAGAAGGCCGGGAAGCTCATCGGCATCGGCGACTACCGCCGCTTCTACGGCAAGTTCATCGGTGCTGTCACCGATTGACCAGCGGAGAACCAGTGACCAAGCCATTCCAGCCCGCGAACGGGGACCGCGCCCGATGGCGCTACGCCTACGACCTCGTCGTGGAGCGTAACCCCGGTGACGACATCACCGTGGACGAGCTGAAAGAGCTCCTCGACATCGACACAGACACGGCGTGGGCCGTCATGCGCGAAGCCAAGAAACACCTCGAAGAGGACAGGCAACAGACTGTTCGCACGGTCTCGCGTTTCGGCTGGATCGTCATCGACGCCCGAGGAAACCTCGACGAGATTGAACGGCGTCGACGGAAGGCGTACCGCGCCACCGACCGAGCCGCCAGGCTCATCGTCGCCACGCCCCGGGACCAGCTCTCCCAGATCGAACGTTCTCGTCTCGACTTCGAAACGAAGAACATCCTCGCCGCCCGAGGTCTCTACTCGCGCAAGACGAGGTCGCTCTCCGAGCTCGAGAAAGAGTCCAAGCGCCAGCAGAACCCCCAGCTTCCGTTCAAGAAGTCGTCATGACCCGCCACCTCGTCATCTGCCAGGACTGCGACTCGCCCGAGTACGAGTTCCCCACAGAGAACGACCGGATCTCGTGGGAGCACCTGCACTACGACCAGACCGGGCACGAACGGTTCTTCGAACGAGACATCCCCACCGACATGCCCCCGCCGGTGCGGGTGAACGGCCGGATGCGGCTGTTCGTGTCCCGCTACGACGGCCGCTGCCTCCGCTGCGGCGAACCCTACAAGGCCGGGCAGGAGATCGAACGTCTCGTGCCGACAGGGTTCGCCGGCCCCTGCTGCGCCACCCCCGCCCCGACTGCTGACCTGACCGGAGGTGTCCGTGACTGAGCTGTCCCTGTTCGAAGGTGCCGGTGAGGGACTGGACCCCGAGCACTTCGGCATCGCCGACGACGGTCGCGCCTACGTCCAAGCACCCGCGTTCGCTCGAGCGATGGGTTACTCCCGCACCAGCGATGCGCTCAAGATGCTCGACGACGACGAGAAGGGTACGGCGATCTGCCGCACCCCCGGTGGCAACCAGCAGTTGTCCGTCATCTACGAGGACGGCATCTGGGAGCTGATCTTCCGATCCACACTTCCCTCAGCGAGGTCGCTCAAGACGCGAGTGAAGGCGATCCTGCGGGAGCTCCGGGAGACCGGGGTGGTGGATACCCGGCCGGCGGACAAGCAGCTGCCGCAGGACTACGAGACCGCCCTGGTGCACCTCCTCGAGCAGGTGCGGGCACGGAAGGCTCTCGAGGACAAGGTTCAGGCAGACGCCCCGAAGGTCGAGGCGTGGCAGGCGTTCATCGACCGTGACGGGTGGCTGCAAGTATCCGACGTTGCTCGAGCGATCGGGTGGGGCCGGAACAAGATGTTCGAGCGGCTGCGGGAGTTGGGTGTTCTCCTGCAGCGCCCGAAGAACGCTCCGTGCGCGGAGTGGGTGAAGAAGGGCTGGGCGTGTGCCCGCCCGAACGGGCACGTCAACCAGCGTGGCGAGGAAGAAACCACCACGCTGATCTCCCCCGAGGGAGCGGCCCGCATTGAACGACTTCTCAACCGAGACCTGGACGGTGTCGCATGACTGTTCACGAGCTTCGCCAGTCACCCGAGGGTGTCGTGGTGATCCACGACGTGCGGTTCTACGGCGGTAACGCCCTGCCGTGGCACGTGTTGTGGGTGCCGCCGCACTGCCGGTCCCACTGGCCCTCGCAGGCCTTGTCACAGCAGTCCGTGGCCACGTGGAGTGTGTTGACCGCGGGGACGCGGGTGACCGCGTGAACGGCCTCATCGCCCGCGTCCTTGACCAGGTCGCCGACCGAGTCGCCGGCACCGCCCTCACCGTGGCCACGGTTCTGCGCTGCTACGCCGATGCTTTCGCGTCCGCCCAACACCGGGTGGACGCCGTGACGAAGGAGACCCCGAAATGACCGAGATGCGTGCAGTGCTGGTGCACCCCGATGTGTGGCCCGACCTGGTGGAGTGGCTGCGGTTGAAGCCCATCGAACTGCTCCACCACCCCAGCGCCCCCTCACAGACCCAGCGGTACACGATGCTGCCGTTCCAGATGGTGCCGCTGACGGTGAAGCGGATGCGCACCCCCAAACCCAAAACACCCCTGGCCGCATCGCAAGTGTTGACCGACCGGGAGATGCAGGTCCTGTTGGGCATGTCCCGCGGCATGACGAACGGTGAGATCGGCCGGCAGATCTACATCTCCGAAGACACCGTGAAAACCCACGCCCGCCGCATGTTCCGGAAGTTGGGGGTGACGGACCGGGCCCACGCTGTGGCGAAGGGCTACGAGACCGGGCTGTTGAGCGCGGTCGAAGCGTAGGAGGACCGTTGATTCCGAGCATGTCGCTCCTGCATCAGGCCAACCGGCTCGTCGACCTGGCGATAGACGGCACGCTCGAGCAGGAGGAGATGGCGCTCCGGTATCAGGCTGGGGCGAACCCTGCCCGGCTGGTGGGGTTGGTGCTGGTGTTGGCGGACATGGTCGCCGCTGCTCGCCCCCCAGAACTCCCGTACGACGACCCGTCGTACCAGCTGTACCTCAAACGCGCCCACGCCGCGTACGCGCGTGGCGAGCGGATGGAGTGGGTGGTGACAGGGGAGCGGGAGTACCAGCGCAACCGCAAACGCAACAACCGGGCACGGGTGAGCTGATGGCAAGGATCCGATCGGTGCGCCCCGAGTTCTGGGACCACGAAGGCATCGGCGCGCTCCCGCGGGACGCTCGGCTGCTGTTCCTCGCCTCGTGGAACGTCACCGACGACGAGGGCCTGGTGCGGTGGACAGCGACGTTCCTGAACTCGCAAGCCTTCCGTTACGACGACCTACCCAACGACTACGTCGAGGAACTGATGGTCGCCATCGTCGCGGGCGGCCACGTGGTCCCGTACGAGGCCGGCGCGACACGACAGCGGTTGGGGTGGATTCCGGGGTTTAGGGACGCGCAGAAGCCGAACCGGCCCCAAACGTCGCGGCTTCCTCCGCCTCCGCTGTCCAACCCGGACGTGAGGGAGGCGTACGGGGAGCGGGACGACTGGTCGTGCGCCCGCTGCGGAGGGGACATCGCGCGCAACGATTTGGCGTTGTCGTTGATCCGTCGCGGTTCGGCGCACCCGAAGAACGTGCAGATCCTCCACACGGGATGCGGCGGTGAAGACGCAGGGAAAGACGACGTGAGCAGTTCACTGAACGATTCACGGAGTCACTCATTGGCGGAGGGGAGGGGAGAGGAGGGGAGAGTAGGGGAGGGGAGCAACCGACCGTCCGCACGTTGTCCACAACATGTGGACAACCCCAAACCCCCGAACTGTGGTGCCTGCAAAGAAGCCCGACTCGCCCTCCAAGCCTGGGAACGCGACACCGCCAACACCCTCCGAGCCTGCAGGCTCTGCAACATCGACGGCTACCGCCTCGTCCCCGGCCGCGGTCACATCATCGAACCCCCGATCCGCTGCAACCACCAACCCCTCTGGGAGGTGTCATGACCGAGGGAGCGACACACCAGTACATCCCCAACTGCGTCTGGACAAAACTCGTCGGCGACCGCGGCTGGGTCTACCAAGCCTCCAGGATGAGCCAGATCGTTGGCCTCACCAACGAGCAGCTCACGTTCCCCTGCGCCTTCGTTTACCGGGCAACTTCCCCGTTCGAGACGGAGTGAGGCCACCATGAGACGCACTCGCCGGGAGATCGCCGACATGGAATGGCGACAACTCCGAGACGACTCCCTCGCCGTGGACTGCCCCGAACCCCCGTACGGGTGCAGTGTCCCTGCGGGGGAGGTGTGCGTGAACGCCGACGGGAAACCGTTGGGTTGCTCGCCGGCGCACGCGATCCGTCTCCGCAGGGCTAGGGACGTTTCGGCAGGGTCGCCCCCGGGCGGCGGAGGTACCAGCGAATGAGCCGGTTGATGACCTTGGCCCTGTCGAGTCCTTGGGTCTTCGCTTGGGTTTGGAGGTCGTTCCAGTCTTCGTCGTCGATGCGGACTGACCTGTGTTGGGTCTTGGGTGCGTCTGGCATGTGTTGCTCCTCGCGTGGTGTACGTACATGGGTGAGAGTACCGGCTGTTGCGGTGTACGTACACCTGAGCTATGATGGTGTACGTACACCGACTTGGTCCTGACTGTCTGGGGAGACGCGATGAACGACACCACCAACCCGCCCACCGGGCAGGGCATGAACCACGACGACTGCCGCTACCTCGAACAAGCACTCCGGCAGATGCGGGACGACTACCTGGCCGACGCTGCTTTCTACCCGTCGTTGCGGCGTGAGGCCGAGGCGCGGGCCCGCACGATGCGGTCTGTGTTGTCGGAGCTTCACCGCTGGTCCAACGGGCAGTACGGCGAGCCTTACACCTACCCCGAGACGGAGAAGAAATGAGCGACCCCATCGGAACGATCCGCCGTGAAGACCACTACCACGGCGACGGCTACAGCATCTGGGCGCGAATCCATCATGCTGACTACCGGCGCAATGAGGAGTGGACCTGCGTGTGGTCCACGGCTGAGGGCAACGTCGGCGAGCGCCTGCGGGCGGCCGTGATCGAGGTCGCCGAGGTTCCGGTTGTGGGCGCGATCCCCGGTACTCCGGCGGCGAGCGCCAAGCCACCTGTGTTCAGTCCGTACCCAGACGAGGAGGCGCGGCTCCGCTGGGAGACGTTGCGGGCCGCTCGTGCGGTATCTGAAGAGCGCGAGGTCGGGTCCATCCCGGTTGTCGTCGGGAACCTGCTCGCGATGTACGAGGCCGACTGTTCCCTGTCTGTTTCTGTGACCGAGGAGAAGAGATGAGCACCGACTACGACCGCGAAGCGATCAAGTCCGCTGCGCGTGAGGCAGCGTACGAGATCGGCCAGGAGTGCCCCACCTGCAAGGGCGACGGGCGTGTCCCCGGAGGTGACAAGGTCATCCACTCGCGGAGTAGGAGCGGGTTCGGCGCGGACTGGAACCTGGACGGTGTCCTGGAGGCGATCGACGACGCCACTGAGATCCTGTGGGAGAAGTCCCTGTTCGGGCACGACTTGCGGCTGTTGGTGGGCGGCGAGGTCTACAGCTTCGAGGTGCCAGCTCCGGTCCGTGCTGCTCTTTCCGAGGAGGACCGATGAGCGCCAAGAGGAAGCTGTGGGCCACGCGTTACAGCGGGTTCAGCAACCCGATGAAGCGTCACGAGTCGAAGGCCGCCGTGTACCGCTACGTGCAGAACGAGGTGGCGAACTGGCTGTGCGGCGCTCTGCGGTCGAAGCGTCTCGCGGTGTACGTGGACAACCGGGAGGGTCTGGGTTGGCAGCTCTACGAGTGGGTCGACCTGGACGAGTTGGCCGTGTCTGAGTCCCGCGCTGCTTTGTCTGAGGAGACCCGATGAGCGACAAGACACCACCCCGGCCGAAGCCGGGCGACCGCGTGCGCCTCCGGCTGGTGCCCCAGCTCCACGGCACGGTCACTGCGGACGTCGATGCCCAGCGTGTCGCGGTGCGTTGGGACAACGACGGTTTCGTGTCGGCTGCTGGTGTGGGCAACGTCGAGGTGATCACTGAGGACCGGGGTGTGTGACGTGACCAGGCTGACCGACCTCCGCCGCGCGGGTGTCCGACACACGGAGGACCACCAGTGACCGAGACGCCGCTGTTCGTCTTCGCGCCGGCGTCTCCAGCCGACCGAGCGGAACTGGTCGAGCAGGCCGCGCACGCGATCGCCGAAGGCATGTGGCCGGACGTGGTGACCAGCTTCGACCGGCTCACCGACAGCGCGAAAATTCGCTACCGCGCCGCCGCCGAAGCTGCCGCGGACGTGTTCCTCGGCCCCACCGCCTGACCCTTTCGACCCCACCAGGGAGACCCCAAATGACCAAGGAAACCACCATGACCGAGCAGCACACGATCCTGCGTCGCTGGAAGAACCCGCGCTCAACGGGCGTCGTGCATCGCGCTGAGTGCTCGTGCGGCGAGTACTTCGGGGGCCCGGACGCGGCGGGCCGTGACCGCCAGGTCAACCAGCACCTGGCTCTGTACGTCCCGGAAGTGGGGCAGGTGTTCATGTGGAACGGGAACACCCGCTGCACCGTGACCAAGGTCGGCCGCAAGTACGCCTACCTCCGCTGCCAGGCCATCGACCGGCTCAGCGGCACGTGGGAGAAGAAGCAGCCCATGCCGCTCGCCCCGAGCTTCGTGCTCGTCGAGGAGGCGTGATGACCACCCACAACGAACACCGCGACCAGCTCGCCGCCCTCATCGACGACATCGGGGGCGAGGACCGCGGCCCGACCTGGATGGCGCTCAACGCAGCCGACCGGATCCTCGCTGCGGGCTGGCGGAAGCAGGGGGCCGCACACCCGGACGCAGCCGCTCATGAGGCGAGCCCGGGAGGTGCAGATCGAGAACGCCCGCGTCGCCGTCGCCGCCATGCTCCGCAAGCTGGCCGACCACGACTGCACGTGGACCGACACCGACCTCGAACGCCTCGCCGACGAGATCGACGCCAACACCACACACCAGGAGAACCCCCGATGATGGACTCCACAGGCCACGACGACAACGACCTTGCCGAGCGGCTCCTCGACGACGCCATGACAGCCATCGCCGAAGAGGACGACGTGATCTGGCCGGAAGCGGACGACCTGCACATCCTCGCGGGCGACATCGAGGAGGGGGCCAGTGGTGTCTGAGACCCCGCCGGCGACCCTGCTACGACAGGCCGCAGCCCGGATCCGCGAACTCGCCGCGGGAGCCCAGAACGGCCCGTGGACCTACAACGACCAGCTCGACCACATCCACACCGCGAACGACGCATTCGTCACCCACGTCGGCGCCTGCCACTGGGCCGACGCCCGCTGGATCGCTGCGATGGGGCCACAACTCGCCGAGAACTTCGCAGCTCTGATCGAGGTCACCGCCGAGCGCGTCGAGGACGGCTACACCACCAACGACTACCCCCACGCACTGGCGATCACCCGTCTCGTGCTCGCTCAGTCCGCCTCCACCGACAAGGACCACGATGGCTGACAACGTCGACATCTACCCCGTAGGACTGCTACACGACTGGAAGCACCGGAAGATCCGGCCTCTCCGTCGAGCACTGCGCTACCCGATCAGGCAGGCTCGCGCCGGGAACTGGCGCGCGGTCAGCAACTACTTCAATGGCTACCTCGCCGAGCACCAGACCGAGCATTGCAACGCGGGACACGGCTGGACCAAGCGCCGCGCCCACCGCGACCTCAACCGCCATTTGGCACGCAAGTCCGCCCCCACCGAGGAGAAACCTCGTGCGTGATCCCGCCTCGCTGAACGTCGAACTCACCATCGTCGGCATGGACCGGCACGAAGCCGCCGCCATCCTCAACGCGCTCCCCGCCGACCGCGACACCCACATCGCCGCCACACAACCCGCGCTCGGCGGACCTCGCTACAAGGCCACCATCCACGGGCTGTCCATCGCCCAGGCCCACGACGTGGCAGGTGCTCTCAAATCGCACACCGAGGCCGTGTGGAACAGCCGCTACGAGCCCGCGAAGTACCTGACCGCCCCCACCGAGGAGACCCCCAATGGCTGACGACAGCCCGCTGACTGGCGAAGTCCAGTTCCTCAACAGCCACGACCAGTGGACCGACGGCCAGATCGTCGACACCTGGACCGAAGAGTACGAGGAAGGCGTTCACGAACGCTGGTACGCGGTGATCGATCTGACCAACCCGGACGGTATCGAGCACGAGAAGCACGCCGACAGCGTGCGGAAGGGAGCCTGACCGTGCCCACCCCACAACCGCCCACACCACCCCAGCAGCCCATCACCCGCGTCGACCTGTTCCGCCGCATGCCCCAAGGCGGCACCACCTACCTCAAGGCGAAGCAGGATCCGCGCTGTCCAGCGTGCAACGTGGAGCACCTTCCCTACGAACCAGGTGACCTGTGCTGGCTCGGTCGGTACCAGCGTGAGGGCTCCGCCATCGTCGACACGGCCACACCGGAACAGGTCGACCTGATGCGGACGAGGGCTGAGCTGCGTGCCGAACGCGACGAACTGCGGGCGCAGGTGGAACGCCACAACACTGAACTCCGCCAGCAGATCGCCCGCGGTGTCGCAGCCGAGTTGGAACGGATCCGCCGCGAGATCCACGACGAAGGAGCCCTCGCCACCTACACCGCGATGGACGTCGAACTGCGGCTCGACGCGGCAGCAGCAGAGATCCGCGCAAGACTGTCTGGGGAGGACCGGTCGTGACCAGCAACCGGTTCCACCTCGGCGACCTCCTCACCATCGCAACCGGACAGCTGCTCTCCCCGCGAGGGCTCCCTGGCGTCCAGCAGTTCGTGGACCACGTCACCGGGCAATCCCACCTCACCCACCAGATCCCCCGCGCGATCGAGGAGACCCGGCCCTTCCTGCTGCAGCAACACCCCTGGCTCGCCGGCATCACCGTCCCCGCAGGACTCGACACTGAAGCCAACGTCACCGCGTGGCTGAAGGTCGCCGGCGAACGCTACGGCGAATGGCACGAGGTCGAACCGATGCCAGCCGTGACCAGCAAGCCCCCGTTGGGTGACATCGAGGCCACCCGGGCGTGGCTCGCCACCCGACCCGCCCAACCCGCCACCGTCGTCGTCGACACCCTCCCCGACAGCGTGTGGGTCGTGGCTGTGGAGTTCGCCGGTTCCCGCAACCCTGTCGCCGCGACCGGCACCCCCGAACGGGCCGAACTCGTCGCCACGGCCCTCGCCCACTACGAGACCACCCAGCCGGGGGTGTTGTTCGCGCACCTCGCCGCCACCACCGGGGCGGTGCCGACTGCGTGGCCGGACTTGAAGGAGCAGCAGTGACCGACACCAACCCGCCCGAGCTGTACTGGTCGAACACGCTGGGGTTGCTCAAGCGCAAGGACGACCTCTGGTGGGTCGCGACGGGTGGGTGGGAGTCGCTGCGACACCACCTCGGCACCGGCGCGGACAGCAACCCGGAGCCTGCGCACGCGGACCGCCTGGTCCCGCAAACCGAGCTGGACAAGGCCAACCGCCGCTACGAGGTCGCGTTCGAGGGCCGGGAGGACGCCTGGAACCAGCTTGACGCCATCCTCGCCGCCTTCGGTGAGACCACGGAGACGGTCGACATGTCCTCGGTGGCGCGCTTTGTCGAACAGCAGGTGACGCGCGTCGTTGTCGAGATGGCTCGGCTTCGAGACCAGACCCCGACACCACGGTGGGACGAGGATCCGCTGGTGATTGAGCGCGGCTGGTTGGAGGGCCGCTGCGGCAAGTGCGGCGAGGAGCTGGCGGGTGGCGACTCGCAGCGTCGTGCCTTGTGGGAACTGTTGAAGACCGCAGTGCGGGAGTACCGCCTGTGGCGGGAGCGGGCCCGGGTCGTCAACACTGAACGTGCGAAGGCGAACGGTGAGCGTGACGCTGCGCGTGCTGAGTTGGCTGGGTTGAGGGAACACGCCATCCAACTCCCCTCTGCCGCCGAGCTGAAGATCCGGGAACTCCTCCGCAGCCTCCCCGGCGGTTTGGACGGGCATGACACCAACCGCGCTGTGAAGATCATGGAGTTGCTGGAGTCGTGGCGTACCGCCACCCCCGCATTCAAGTGCGACGCCGAAAACTTGAACCTTGCCCCTGAAGGTTCAAGCCACTTACCGCCCGGAGCGTCTGGCCCCGGATGGTCCTGCGCGATCTGTAGCGGCAGGAGCAACCGCGACCAGGTCCCGGACTGGTACGCGTCCTGGCACGACGACCATGCACCGTCCGGTCCGAGGGTGTTGGGGGTGGACCAGCCCAACCCGCCGGCGACCGGAGTCACTGGAACAGAGAAGAAGCCGCCGACGCTCGCGGAGACTCGCACAGGCACGGACTGGTGCCCTTGGTGCAAACGCGAGGTTGGGACGGACCGGTACACCCAGGAGTCCAGCACCCTCGAACGCTGCGGTGTTTGCAGCGCTGTCCTCAAGCCGTTGCCCGGCCGTCCGGTTTCGGAGACCAGCCCTGCCACCAACGTTGGAGCGTCGGACCCAACTTCCAACGAAACTGGCCTCATCGTTGGGGCTTCGGAGACCAGCGAACTCCACAAGGAGGAACACGATGGCTGAGCCAAAGCGGATCCAGCGTCGCCGGACACGTGGCTGGCGCATGCCGGAAGACGCGGTGTACGTCGGACGGCCCACCAAGTGGGGCAACCCGTACGACTGGACCAGCTACCCCGCGAGCCGCACGACCACCAGCATCGACGGCGAGCCCTACATCCACCGCTTCGACGACAACCAGCGTCGCCACTTCGCGGTCTCCGACTTCGAGAACGGCCTCCTCCACGGCAAGTGGCTGACGGACTACCCCAGTCCCGAGGAGATCCGCCGCGAACTCGCGGGCAAGGACCTTGTCTGTTGGTGTCCTCTTGATCAGCCGTGTCACGGGGACGTTCTCCTTGAGATCGCTAACGCTGGGGAGGGGTTGTGACCCACCTCCGAGACCAACTGGTCCGCCACCTGAAGCAGTGCGGGTTCGTGGACCCCGAGGACGACTGTGTCCCGATCTTCCCCACGACACGCAGTGTCGGCCCGCAGGTGTGGACCTCTGCGAACAAGCTCGCCGATGCGATCCTCAACGGAGGTTGGGTTCGGGTTGATCCTGAGGACCCCGACACCGTAGAACGCCTCGCCCGATCCCTCGCGCGGGCAGAAGCAACTAGGGAGACCGGGCAGTACTGGACCGACGCGACGTTCAATCGGTACTGGTCAGGCTTCCTTGGAGCACCGGAACGTGAGCGCTACATCGATCACGCGGCGGCTGCTCTTCGTGCTCTTCGGGGTGTGTCCCAGCACCCCACAGGAAAGGACCCGCAGTGACGGTCTACGACGACCACTCGTACCACGACGATGGGTGCCGTCTGCACGAGCCGGTCTGCTGGTGCGACCCAGCGAACCCGCGCAGTGTCACCTACGACCCTGACAGCGACCTGTGTCGCTGCCCCTCTGGAGAGGACCCCGACCAGTGACTGACGATGTGCGCCGGCGCATGGAGAGCATGCGTCGGGTGGAGCAGACCAAGCAGGAGCATCCCTTCCCGGGCGAGTACGAAGAGGTGCTCGGGGACCGCGAGCGCGCGGTGAAGTTCATCGAACTCGTGGCTGCTGCCTATGCGTCTGCGAAGTTCGACGCTCCCGCCACCTACGCCCCGGGCGTGAAGCGCTCAGCTCGCGTGGTCCTGTCCAAGCCCCTGCGGACTGCTCAGCAGCTGCGGGTCGCAGCGGCCTGGGCGCTGCGCTGGCTCGCGAACCATCCCGACATGCTCACCCCTTCCCGGCTGCGATCTTTCGCGGCAGTGGTTGAAGGGGCCCGCCCCTCTGGAGAGGACACACCCACCCATGCCTGACAAGACGAAGTCCGATGCGCTCGACACCCTGACGTGGGCGGTCGGCTGCGCTATCGCCGCGATGGTGTTCGACTTGGCCCGCGAGATCACCGATGTTGCGTGGCTCGGTGTGCCAGCGCTGGCCGCGAAGATGGGCACTTGGGTGTTCCTGCTGTGGGGGCTTGCCCTTCTGCGGCGCGAGCGGTCGGCGAAGCACGCCAAGGATGGTGATCGGCCGTGAGTGACACTGAGGCTCTGATCGCGTTCCTCCGCGCCTGTCTTGATGAGGACTGGAACTGCGCTGCCGCCGCCGGGCACGGCTTCGGGCATCTGCCGCTACTCACCGAGCACAACGGCGGCTGGACCCGCCTGGATCTGGACGAGAACGTACGCCCTAGCTACGACGTGCGCTACCTGAAGTGGTTCGACCCGCACCGCATGATGGCGGAGGTGGAGTCCAAGCGCCGCATCCTCGACCTGATCGAGCCTCCTTTGCGCGGGGTCTACGTCGACGAGGGCGAGCAGGTCATGGCACAGCAGCTACTTCGCGTCCTCGCCGTGGCTTTCCGGGGTCGTTCTGGGTTTCAGGAGGAGTGGGCACCCCATGACTGACTCGTGGGTGCGCGCGACTGATCCGCCGTCGCTGTGGGTGGAGGTGCTGCGGAAGCGTGTCCCGATCGCCTTGCCCAGCTTCCACCTGCCTCGAACGGATCTGGTCACCATGATGTGGGACTGGCAGGCACCAGGAACGACGCTGCGGGTGGAGGTGTTCCAGGGGCACGTCTCCAGCGCGGCGGCACCACCCGAATGTCCGCAGGACAGGACACCGCTGGCGCATGTGCTGGTGCGTCCGAACACGACGGGCATCACCGCCGACGACATCACCCCTGTGGAGGGACCGTGACTGACTTTTCGCGTCATGAGGTGTGGCGACACAACCCCCAACCGGCTGGGGACTCCATCCCGGCCAGGTTGTCCCGGGGCCGGGTCATCCTCCCGGACGGTGTGAGCGACCGGGCGCGGGAACTCGCGGCCCGCATCGCTGGCGGTGACGCCGAGGTGTACACCGCGTCGGAATGGATCGCGGCGGGCGGGGAGCTATCGGCGGGGGACGCCCGCCAACTTAATTACCAGGAACCGTCCATCAGTGACGGCGGCCCCGGAGGGTCCTGGTCCGACTTCCTGGCCCGCCTCGATGCAGCGATCGGAGACGAACCGTGACTGAGCTTGCTAGCGAGCATGCCGCGCTATGTCCGCATGGGGAGGTGCGGTGGCATTGCCACCCCTGCGCCCAAGACTCCACCGCGGCTGCTTCTGAGCCTGTGCCGACCCTCCCTACCGCCTCGAACGGGGTGGCGGGGGGTGAATGGTTCCCGTCGTATGAGGAGACCGTCGTTGGCGACTGAACCCCACACGCTGGTGGCCGAACTCGTCGCCACCCGCAAACGCCTCGGCATCTCGCAAGAGGAGATCGCCGACCGCATGGGCATGCAACGACCGCAGGTGTCGATGTTCGAGACAGGCCGACGCGAACCACGCCTGTCCACCCTGATGCGATACGCCGACGCTCTTGGGGCTCGCCTGGGCATCGAGGTGACTGGGTGAAGCCCCTGCACGCCTGCGAACCACCCATCACCATCCGCACGATCGCGATCCACATGTTGGGGGAGGAGTCCGAACACACCCACATCGACCCGGACGGATCGGCTGGCGGCGTGTGGCGCTGCCGCTGCCGGGCGCTGTGGCTGCTCCGCCCCATCTGCGACATGTGCAACCAGGTGGGCCGGTTCTGGAACCACCCCGGCCTCCACCTACCGGGCCGCATGTGGCGACCCGCCACCCCATGGCAGCGACTCACCCACTGGAGGACCAAGTGACCGTGCTCAACAGCCAAACCGGGGACGACATCATCGGGTTCGCCTCCCGCGGCACCGCGCTCCTCAAAGGCGCCGGCGAGGTGGACCCAGACACCGCCCGGAAAGCGGCGCTGTTCGTCGCCGCCCACGCCGATGACGCCGAGGACTGCGCCCAGCTACTCGACATGCTCGGCCTGATCCAACTCCCACACGAACCCCCCGTTGTGCCCTGAGGGGCTGCATTTGATGACGGAGGAGAACCGCAAGGTGTACCAGCCGGGGCACAGCCCGAAGTGTCGAAGATGCGACAACACCCGCCGGAAGGCTCTACGAGACGAGGAGGGCAAGTGAGCACGGCCCCGAAGGTGAAGCCTGGCACCGCGAGGGCGATGGGCATCCGGAAGGGACACCCGCCGCAGCATCAGATGCTGCTGCTTCTCTCACCCGACGTGTCCCCGGAGGATGTGGTTCGTCTGGTTCAGGAGACCGAAGCCGGGGGGATGCTCGCCCGCCCGCTCATCGCCGCGAAGGTCCCTGAGCCCACATTTGCGCAGCGGTGGGTGCCGTACAGCCTGCGCCGCCGTGTCGCCCTGTGGAGGTCCCGATGAGCGTGTGTGTGGCGTGCCCGTCGAACCGGCAGCACCGAGCCGATGTTGGGCACGTGTGCCACCCCTGTCTGGACAGGGTGCGGGGACAGCTGCGGGAGATCGAACTCTATGCGTCGGTGTTGACGGCGGAGAAGGGATCCACCCCAGGTGGCCGGCGGGCACCAGGGTTCCGGTCCACCAGCCCCGCCAGGGACGAGGTGATCGTCGCCCGAGATGTGCGCTCGAAGGCGTGGGGCGACGGGCCGGACGACACCGACACCCGCCTGCGGTCGATCCTCGGCACCCTCCACGGCCTCTCCACCGCTGTGAGGGAGGAGTTTAACCGGCCCACCCCACCCGAACCGCCCACGATCATGTCGGAAGTTCGGTTCCTCACCGACTGGTGCGGCAAGCGGGCCGAGTTGGACGGGTTCGACGAGTTCGCGCAGGAGATCCGCGAACTCCACAACCTCGTCCGCGGCCTGTCACCCCTCGCCGACCCCACCCGCACCCGCAAACTGGGGCCTTGCCCCGAGGACGAGTGCGGCGGGGTGGTGTACGCCGAAACCGACGGCAACAAGGCTTGGTGCACCCAAGGTCACGAGTGGGACCGAAGGTACTGGGCGTGGTTGGGTAGGCGGATCGAAGAAGCAGCACAGCACTACAAAGGGGAGACCAGATGACCACGGACGACCTGATCGCGTTCCTCCGCGCCCGCCTTGCCGCGCTGGAAGCTCGTGCGGAGCATCTCCACGAGGGGCAGGGCTGCTCAGCGCATTCCGAGTTCTCCTGGGGCTACGAGTACAACGCGCAGGACTGCGACTGCGGCGAGCCTCAGCGCGTGCTGGCCGAGGTGGACGCCAAACGGCAGATCGTCGAGCGCTGCATCGGGGTCATCGCCGAGCAGAACAACCATCTGATCGGTCTCGACGAGGTCGGAGGCATCCCACTTGCGGAAGACACGCTGAAGCTGCTCGCTCTGCCCTACGCCGAGCACCCGGACTACCGCGAGGAATGGCGACTGTGAGGCCGCGCCGCCAGGTGGTCGAGACCGACACCGGATGGTCGGTCACCGACTCCGACTTCACCACCACTGACCGCGCCCTAGCCGAAGCTACGCGCGACGAACTTGACCGTGTGGCCCCGTTGCCGTGCCCACACAATGGCGATCTCCTCGAGCTCCGTAAGCTGGGCGACGTGTGGCCGCGCTATCTGTGTGGTGACTGTGGCATGTGGTTTGGCCATGATGATCCGGTGGTTGCCAAACGCGGAGGTTGTTGGCCGTGATCCCTCGCCGTCAGCAGCGAGCAGAGCTGGCTACGGAGACGGAGTAGTGGCTACCCGACTGGTGGTCTTCTCTCCGGCGTTGCCGGTCCATTGTGGGACAATCACAGTGTGACGGATCGCCTGGTTCTGCTGGACACCGAAGCGCTCTCCTTCCACTACTCCGTGCCCGCCGCGACACTCAGGTATTGGGCGATGCAGGACGGGTGGACGAAGTACGGCACCCGCCGCACCCGCCAGTGGAACCTCGATGAAGTCGAAGCCTCGTTCGTGCGCCGTCGCGCACCTGAGCTGGCTGTGACACTCGGCGTGTCGCTTGCCACTTGACCAGCGCCAACGTATCGTCCCTCATGGTCATGAAGTGTCGGCTTCACGACCCCAGCCCCCTCAGTGCGTCACGCGCGAGGGGGGCTTCTTCATGTCGGGGGTGGGCTTCAACTCGGAGGTCTGCATGAACCCCAACATCATCTGGCCTGTGGTGACGGGTGGCTTCCTGGTCGCGTTCGGCGTGTTCGAAGCCCTCGCGATCCGCAACGGCGACCGGGACCGGGCCGCCGGCAAACCGTCGGGCACCTACACGGCGTGGATCCGCCGAACCCTCGGCCTGGACCCAGCACGGTGGTGGCGACCGATCGGCATCGCCGGGTTCGCCTCGTTCATGGTGTGGTTCTTCGGCCACATCCTGTTCGGCATCTGGAACGCCTGACACTGGCTCATGGCCCGGAACCGGCAGGAGCACTACTGCATCGCCGACAACCTCCTGAAGCGTGTCGAGATGTCCCAGACCTACATCAAGCAGGGCCGGGTAGCGCCGGAGGACAGGGACACGTTGGAGCTTGCCCGCACTCACGCGCTGATGGCGTCGCTGAGGGTCGAACAGGACCACGTGGACCGGTGGAACGGCTCGATGGATCGACTCTTGTGACCTGCGGAAAGTCTCACTTCCCCACCGGCGGGTAAGAACGATCATGGGGATGGTGAGGGTCATGACCCCAGCTGTGCTGGACCAGCAGATCACCCTGACCCTGCGTCGTATCGACCGGGCATTGGATGTGCGGAACCGGCACATGTTCCACGCCCTCTGCCAGAGCCTGGCCGCGTTGAAAGCCCAGCGTCGCCGTGCCACAGCCGCGGTAGGAGCCACGACATGACCGAACCCTGGTACGCCCAAGGCGGCCCGATCCCAGCGGGCCACGTCACCGTGGTGAACGAGACGGCGTGCGCTCGCCGCGTCTACACCCGACAGGACATCGAAGACCTCATCGAGTCTGGTGGAAGCGAGGGAGACGACTAGTGACCCCGCAGCTGCATGCCTTTCTGCTGTCCCTCGCTGTCGCTCTCGTCGGCATCGGCCTCCTGATCTCCCACCCCACCGCCACCCGCGTGTGTATCGCCCTCGGCACCATCTTGGCCGGCGTGGTGTTGGTGAACGACGCCCTCCAACTGGCATGACCCTGTTCGACTCCACCCACCGTGGCGCGTCGATCCAGGTCGATGTGGAGGGCCGGTGCAAGGTCCAGTTGGACGGGCACGACATCACCCAAGGCATCACCGGCGTCACGCTGGAGATCAGCCAAGGCCTGTACCCGCGGCTCGTGCTCGACCTCAGCGCGCTTGAGGTGGATGTGACCACGGACGGGCAGATCGGGGTTGTGATCCCCGACGCCACAGCCGAGGTCCTCACACGGCTCGGCTGGGCACCACCACCACAACCCTGACAGGGAGGCCGACGTGTTGAAGCTGCTGCGCGAGATCCGGGACCTGATGAGGTCCATCAACCACCACCTCGAGGTCGCGGCACAACCACGCTCGATCAACATTGACCCCAACCACGTCCTGACGTGGGAGCAGCTGCAGGAGCTCTCCGACAAGATGTCGAAGCACACCACCTACTCGAAAGGTGGACCGTTGATCGCGCACCGCTACGAGTCATTCAAGGACTGATGTCCCGCACAGAGGCCACACGCGCGGGCAGGGTCGGTAGACCGTGGCGTGAGGTCTCGGCCGCGGTGTACGCGGAGGAGAACCACTGCTGGCTGTGTGGCGGGTTCGTCGACCAGCGCCTACCGCCCACGCACCGCCTGTCCCGCTCGGCTGACCATCTGGTGCAGCTGCAACACGGCGGACACCCCACACAGCGCCAGAACCTTCGCCTCGCGCACCTCGGCTGCAACTCGGGCCGTTCGAACGCTCTACGTGGCCTACAGCCCCACGAATGCGCCTGCTCGGTGGGCAGGCCGTGCGCCCGCCTGAATCCGAACCAGAAGCGTGGTCTGGTGACCGTAGACCTGAACGAGGTGTGACCGATGCTGTCCACGATCGACATAACCGAGTTCACACGCATCGTCGGGCTCGACCTGACCGACGAGCAGACCGCAGACCTACGGGAGATGCTCCAACAGCGCCGACACCGGCAAGCGGATCAAGTTCGTATGCACCAGCTATGCCGGGTCAGTGCGCGGCCATGTCGCCGACCTGTTGATCCTCGATGGCTCAGGCCGACGGGAAGACCTGCTACCGACGGTGGCGTCCAGACCCAACCCGCAGATCGTGTACGTCTGAGAGCCCAGGAGGGCAGCGATGAGCGACCGGGACTTCTGATGGGCCAGCAGGCGGCGCGTAACCCTGGCACCACACCACGCCAGCCAGCGGACCCACCGCCGCCGCCACCTGGCCGTGCTGGTGTGTCCACCCGCAAGCGCTGCTGCTGCCACTGCACCTGCCACAAGTAGGAGACCCCTCTGATGGACGAGCAGACACCGGCAGTGGTTGAGGCCATCACACGTATCCACCTCGAACCAGGTGACGTGCTCGCCGTCCGCTGCCCAGCCGACTACGACACTGCGTCGCTTGCCCGACTGCACGGCATGCTCGCCGAGTTGGTACCCAATCATGAGGTGATCGTGGTGAGCGGGGACGTCGAGTTCACGGCCATCAACCGCTGATGCGCATCGTGGTACTCGCCGGCCCACCGTGCTCGGGCAAGACCACCCTGGCCCACACCATCGCCAAGCGTGAGGACGTGGTGTTGGACTACGACCACATCGCCCAAGCCCTCGGTTCGCCAGTGGAGTGGATACACCCCGAGCCCTACCGCACCCAGGCAGAGCAGCACATGCAGGCCGCTATCGCCCAGGCCTACCACCACCCAGCCCACGGCACGGCATGGGTGCTGCGCACCGCCCCACACCCAACCTCACGCCAAGCCCTAGCCCAACGGTGGCGTGCCCAGATGTATGTGCTCAACCCAGGCAAGACCGTGTGCGAGCAGCGCGCCCTGGACACTGGCAGGCCACGTGGCACCCGCACCCGGATAGGCCAGTGGTACCACCGCTACCAGCCTTGGCTCGGTGACTTGGACCCTGGCCTGCTCCACCCCGACTGGGCCAACCCCCGAGGCACCGTGGCCCTGGACCCTGGCACAGTGTGACCCACCAACCACCACGCACTCGGCCATCAAAGCCGCAGGTCAAAGCCACATGATGACCACAGTGGACGGACGAGCACTGTCCGATGTGGATGGTCTCGGCGACTGCCGATAGGCCGTTTCCGCAGGTCAGAGCCATGTTGGTGAATAACCAACCAGATGCACCGAGGTAACGGGGGGTACCCACCCCGTCGAGAAAGATCCACAACGGAGACCCCACTCCACCGCTCCCGTCAAATCTCCCCCCGGAATGATCTCTGGAGGTCGTGATGGCCGATGCCACTGCGGCCTCGCGTGCGCGCGCGTACCGGGACCGGCGCAGGCGTCATGAGCAGGGAGATCACTCCCGATGCGTGGTCGGGAACTGCGCGGTCATCACGCCCGAGGCCGTTACGTCACCCGTAACGCCTGAGGAGTCCGTAACGGGATCCAGCGTGCCCGTGGATGAGATGGGGCTGTCCAGCCGTGGTCGGCGGCTCTGGGACCAGATGACAGCCGCCTGGCAGCCCTCCCCGCTGCACCGGGAGATGCTGCTCGAAACCTGCCGCATGGCGGACCGGCTCGAGCGGCTGGACCGGCATTTGAAGGGCGAGGACTGGTTGCGGTTCTGGTCCCGCAACGACGACGGGTCCCGTGTCGAGGTCGTCGTGGACAAGCTGCTGACCGAGTCGCGGGAGCTGCAGAGCGCGTTCCGGATGGCCGTGACGGACTTGGTGAAGGCCGCCGGCGCTCAGAAGCCGCAACCGAAGGGTGGTGGGGTGCTTGCTGACCTCGCCGCCAAGCGTGCTGCGCGGAGCGCTCACACCGCGGGTTGAGTCCCGGCCTGACAACATCGTCGGCTCGTTCGGCGACCTCGCCGCGGACCTGATGGAGGCGGCGGGGAAGCCGCTGGAGCCGTGGCAGAAGGACAGCGTCGACCTGATGCTGTCGACGCGACCGGATGGCAAGTGGGCGTGCTACGAGTACGCGGAGTGGGTCGCCCGCCAGAACGGCAAGGGCGGGCTGGGGGAGGCCCGCGCGCTGGTCGGGTTCTTCGTCCTCGGCGAGGAACTGATCATCTGGTCGGCGCACGAGTACAAGACCGCGATGGAAGCGTTCCGCAAGATGCGGAAACTCATCCGCGCGCTGGGCACCCCGATCAGTGACACGCTGGTCGAGGTCGACGGCGTGATGGTGAAGATCTCCAACACCAACGGCGAAGAGGGCTTCGAACGACTCGACACCGAACAGCGGATCAAGTTCGTCGCCCGCTCGAAGGGGTCCGGTCGAGGGTTCTCCGGTGACTTGAACGTCATCGACGAGGCGTTCGCCTACACCCCAGAGCAGGCGGAGGCGTTGGGGCCGACGCTGATCGCCCGCCCGAACGCGCAGATCGTGTACCTGTCGTCGCCGCCGTTGACGGGTGACACGGGCGAGGTGATGTACGAGCTCAAGGAGCGCGCCGAGAAGGGCGGAGACGACTCCCTCGGCTACCGCGACTGGGGACTCCCCGGGGACCTCGAGGACATCCACGTCAAAATCGACATCGACGACCCGCAGAACTGGGCGTACTCCAACCCGGCGCTGGGGTTGGGGCGCGTCACCTTGGAAACCATCCGCCGGCTGCGGAAGATGCTGTCGGCGAACAAGGGGCGTGGGTTCGCTCGTGAGGTGCTGGGGTTGTGGCCGCGGCGCATCACCGGCGGTGGCGCGATCGACGTGGTGTGGTGGAACACCAAGCTGCATGACCCCGAGTCGCGGCGTGACGGTGACGTGGCGATCGCGATCGACATCGCCCCGCAGCGGGACTACGCCGCCATCGCGCTCTACGGGATCCGCGCCGACGGTCTGGGGCACACCCAGTTGTTGGACTACCGGCCGGGCACGAACTGGCTTGTTGACCGGATTCGCGAGTGGAACGAAGCGCTCAACCCGGTGGCGATCGCGGTTGGCCGCGCCGTGGGAGCTTCCCTCGGTGTCGACCTGGAAAAGGTCGGGATCACCAAGACCGAAGACCCCGAGTACCCGAAACGTGGGGATCTGGTGGTCACGACCGCGACGGAGATGACCGCCGCAACGGGCCAGATCCTCGACGCGGTCAAACAAGCCTCGTTCCGGCACATCGGCCAGGACGAGCTCGACGCCTCCGTGGCGGGAGCGAAAACCAAGCAGACCGGGGACAGCTTGATGTGGGCCCGAAAAGAAGCCGACGCCGACACCTCACCACTCGTGGCGGTGTCCCTGGCGCGGTGGGCATACGAGTCCAGGGCTCACCTGGTGGACAAGGAACAGGAGGTTGAGCCGTGGGCCGTGTTCGGCTGAACCGGCACCTCCTGTCCCGCCTCACCGTCCTCGGTGGTCTCACCGTCGCCCTCTCCGGTGTGTACCTGCTGTGGGGGTTGGCGATCGTGCTGTTCGCGGGCGGGTTGGTGGCGGTCGCGTGCGGGCTGTTCCTTATCGACGTGGACCGGAGGTAGCACGTGGCTAACCTGATCCGGTCTTTGATGGGCCGGCCGGAACGCGCCATCACCACCATCGACGACTACGCCACCGCCCTGAACCAGTTCGTGTACCAGGGCAACGCCTACGGGCTGGGTGGTGTTCAGCAGACGCTCCGCGGATCCACCGAGAAGATTTCGAACGACCTTCGTGGCTACGCCTCGTCGGCGTACGCGTCGAACGGTGTGGTGTTCGCCTGCATGCTGGTCAGGCAGCTGGTGTTCTCCGCCGTGCGGTTCCAGTGGCAGGGACTCTCGGGTGGTCGACCTTCAGGGTTGTTCGGCACCACCGAGTTGGAGCCGTTGGAGACGCCGTGGCGCGGCGGCACCACGCAAGACCTCCTTGCCCGGATGATCCAGGACGCGGACCTCGCCGGGAACAGCTACTGGACCGTGGTCGACAGCGAGTTGGTGCGGCTACGCCCCGACTGGGTTGAGATCGTCCTCGAACCGCGCACAACACCGAACGGTGTCGTCGGGTTCAAGAAGATCGGCTACGTCTACTACGAAGGCGGGATCACGGGCAGCCGTGAACCGTCCGCCGTGTTCCTGCCTGACGAGGTGGCGCACTTCGCGCCAATCCCCGACCCCCTCGCCACCTACCGGGGCATGTCGTGGCTCACCCCCGTGCTGCGGGAGATCGCGAACGACAAGTCGATGGGGACGCACAAGTCGAAGTTCTTCGACAACGGCGCAACCCCCAACATGGTCATCAAGCTGGACAAAGCGATCTCGCTGGAGAAGTTCGCCCAGTTCAAGGACCGGTTCGAGGCCACCCACCGCGGCCCTGAGAACGCCTACAAGCCGCTGCTTGTCGGTGGTGGCGCGGACGTCACCGTGGTCGGGAACGACTTCAAGCAGATGGACTTCAAGGAAGTCCAGGGCCACGGCGAAACCCGCATCGCTGCTGCCGCCGGTGTCCCCCCAGTCATCGTGGGCCTGTCAGAAGGTTTGGCCGCGGCGACCTACTCGAACTACGCGCAAGCCCGCCGCCGGTTCGCGGACGGCACCATGCACCCGCTATGGCAGAACGCCGCCGGGTCCCTCGCCACACTGATCCCGCCACCGAAGGGCGCTGCGCGGCTCTGGTACGACGCGCGCGACGTGCCGTTCCTGCGAGAAGACCGCAGAGACGCCGCCGAGATCCAAAACCGGCAAGCCAACACCATCAAGCAACTCATCGACGCCGGCTACGAACCCGAGACCGTGATCCGAGCGGTCGACTCCGAGGACTGGACGTTGCTGCGGCACACCGGTCTGTACTCCGTTCAGCTGCAAGCGCCGGGCACCACAACGCCCGCAACCCCTTCCGAGGAGGTGGCTCCGTGAGCCTGGCGATCCAGTCCAGCCTGATCCGGTCCATCCCGTTCACCCTGGAACGAGCCGACGACGAGGGTGACGGGCACACACTCGAGGGCTACGCCGCGGTGTTCGACACCCCCACGCGCATCGACTCGTGGGAAGGCACGTTCGACGAGCAGATCCAGCGGGGCGCGTTCCGCAAGTCCATCAGGGAACGCACCCCGGTGATGCAGTTCGACCACGGCCGCCACCCCATGATCGGCTCCATCCCGATCGGGGTCATCAACTCCCTGTCCGAGGACGATCAGGGGCTGCACGTGGTGGGGCGGCTGTCGGACAACTGGCTCATCGAACCCGTCCGGCAGGCCATCGCCGACGGGGCAGTGGACGGCATGTCGTTCCGGTTCGAGGTCGTGCGCGAGGAATGGCGCGACATCAACGGGAAAGTCATCCGCGACCCCAAGGAACTGATGCAGCTCCTGTGGGAACCCGGCGACCGCGGCCCCCTCGTGCGCACCTTGAAAGAGGTGAAGGTCGCCGAGCTCGGCCCCGTGGTGTTCCCCGCCTACCGCGAAACCACCGTCGGTGTCCGCTCCGCCGACGACGCCGCCACCGCACGACGCGACACCGTTCGCGAACTCATCACCCTCCAGACCCGCTCGGAGGAGTCCGCGCCGCTCGGAGAGCACCCGGACCCCGACGAGCGCAACGAGACGCCGCCCGACTCTGGGCACGTCGCCACCGGCGCGCCGCTCGCCTCTGAGCACCCGTCAGAACCCACCAGCAACGAAGCCGAACGCCGGCGCGCCAACATCCGCGAAGTGCGGGCGCTGATGCGGGAACGGCTCTCCACGATCCGTGAGGACTGACATGGAACTCTCCCACCCCCAGGCGGTCATCCGCCTGAAGGACATCGAAGCTGAGCTCGAGCGGCTCGAGGCCAAGAACGACCTCACCGCCGAGGACGAGCAGCAGTTCGACGAGCTCACTCGCGAGTTCGCCGAGGTCGACAACCACCGCCGCCAGCTCGAGCGGAAGGCCGCCCTGGAGCGGGTTCGCTCCGCCACCCGCACCACCGAGCGGCAGCCGTCCGCGCTGAAGGTCGAGCGCGGCGTCTCCTACGGCTCCGACGGCTACGACCTGGACCCCATCCTCAACCCCGACTCGGTGGAGGACTGCCGGTTCCGCAACCCGTGGGACCTGTCCGAGGTCCGCACCTTCGACCGCTCGAAGGGGCAGGTGGCGAAGGAGTTTCGCGCCCGCGCCTTGTCGGCGATCGAGAAGATGGGCGGCGCGAACGACCGTGTCCGCGAGGCCGGCACGAACATCATCGAGCAGTTCGACGACGGCGATGCCAAGATCGCACGGCTCGTGCTGGCCACCTCGAGCCCGGAGTACCTGCGGGCGTGGTCGAAGTGCGCGGCCGGTAAGTCGCACATGATCTCGGCGGACGAGCAGAAGGCCCTCGAGCGCGCCATGTCCCTGACGGACAGCGCCGGCGGCTACCTCGTTCCGTTCCAGCTCGACCCCACCGTCATCGTCACGGCGAACGGATCCCGCAACCAGATCCGGCAGGTCGCCCGGCAGGTCGTCGCCACCGGCGACGTGTGGAACGGTGTCAGCTCGGGTGCGGTGTCGTGGAGCTGGGACGCGGAAGCCACTGAGGTTTCCGACGACTCCACCACGTTCGCCCAGCCCACCGTGCCGATCTACAAGGCCGCCGGGTTCGTGCCGATCTCGATCGAGGCGCTGGAAGACGAGGCCAACGTCACCAGCGAGGTCGCGAACCTACTCGCCTTCGGGCGGGACGTGCTCGAGGCCGCGGCGTTCGCCACCGGCACCGGCTCCGGCCAGCCGACCGGCATCGTCACCGCCCTCACCGGCACCGGCTCCGAGGTCGCCGCCACCACCGCGGACACCTTCGCGGCGGCGGACATCTACAAGCTGGACAACGCCCTCCCCGCCCGCTACCGCGCGAACGCGTCGTGGCTGGCCAACCGCGCCATCTACAACCTGGTGCGGCAGTTCGACACCCAGGGCGGCGCGCAGATGTGGGAGCGGATCGGCGCGGACGTGCCGCCGCAGCTCCTCGGCCGGCCCGCGCTGGAGTCGGAGGACATGGACGGCACCGTCACCGCCGCCTCGACGAACTACCTGGCGGTGTACGGCGACTTCTCCAACTACGTCATCGCCGACCGGGTGGGCATGAGCGTCGAGTTCATTCCGCACCTGGTGGGCGCGAACCGTCGCCCGACCGGTCAGCGCGGCTGGTACGCCTACTACCGCGTCGGTGCCGACTCGGTCAACGACGGCGCGTTCCGGATGCTGAACGCCTGACAGTGATCGGGGGGCGCGTCACCGCGCCCCCCGATCACTGGCCCCCGACCGTGAAGGAGTCTGTTGTGGCCATCAAGCGGTGCATCTCCGCTTTCTCCGTTTTCACCGACGGTGTCCCCCGGGTCGTTCCTGGCGGGGCGCTGATCGACGACTCCGACCCCGTCTACAAGGGCCGGGAGTCGTACTTCGAAGCTGTCGAGACCGGTGTGAAGCGTGACCGCCCGGTCGAGACCGCGACCGCCGCGCCAGGGGAGTTGCGGCAGACCGACACGCCGCGCCGTGGGCGTCCGCCGGGCAGCAAGAACAAGCCCAAGGACGAGGAGCCCGACGGGGGCGACAAGTGAGGCGCACCGTCTACTCCAACACCCGTGCGCTGCAAGCTGTCCCGCCGGCGGGTCTGCGCACGAACGGGACCGTGAACGGCACCACGATCGACCGCTGGTCGAACCCGGTGTACTTCAGCTCCGTGATGTTCGTGGTGCACACCGGGACCGTGACCGACGGTTCCCACGCGGTGGCGGTGCAGGAGTCCGACAACGGTTCCGCCTGGTCCGCCGCCGCGGCGGGTGATGTGCAGGGCACCGCCCCCACCATCACCTCCGCGAACGGCAACACCGCCTACGAGGTCGGCTACGTCGGGTCGAAGCGGTACACGCGCATCACCCTCACCACCTCCGGTGCCACCACCGGTGGGTTCGTGGACGCCGTCGCGATCTGCGGTATCCAACCGACTCGTTGATCTGGGGGTAGTCGATGGCGTTGTTGGCTGCCTGGTCATTCGACGAATCCGGGCTCACCGTCGTCGACTACTCCGGGAACGGTCGTTCTTTCACCCTCAACGACTACGTACAGCGCGTCGAGGACGGCCACACCAACCTCGGGTTGCAGTCCAATGGGGGAGGAGCGGTCCCCCTCCCCGACTTCGGGGAGACCGCCAGCCGTTCGGTGATGTTCTGGGTGCGGGAACCGGTGGGGTTCTCGTCGGAGCACTTCATCATCACGTGGGACGTGCCCAGTGTCGGTTCGGCGTGGGGGATCGACCTGGTCAACGGGACACCCCCGAAGCTCCGGTTGTACGGGCGGAACGCCTCCACCGTGGCCTACGCGGAGGTGGACTACCCCGATGACGGCGAGTTCCACCACGTCGCCGGCACCTACGACCAGAACTTCCTCCGCCTCTACCTCGATGGGGTGCTGGCCGGCACCACAGCACTCACCGGTCCGCTGAGGACCGACAGTGACCCGCCGAAGCTGTTCACAGGGTTCACCACAGCGACGATCGACTGTGGCCGGGTGTACGACACCGCGTTGGACATCACCAGCGTCAGGGCGGCGAAAGACACCCCAGTGGAGGGGAACCTCACCGCCGCAGCGGCGCTGGCGGTGACCACGTCGTTCATCAACCGGTGCACCGCCGCCGCGCAACGCTACGCGGCGACCCTCGCCACCCAGCTGATCGGGTCAGGCAGCCAGAACGGCAACGACAAGCTGAAACTGATCCTCGCGCAACAGGTCGCGCTCAACCCCAACGCCTACGGGGAAAGGTTCGCGTGGCTCATCGCCTCCGACGGGTCCATCACCGGTGACCCCCTGGACGAAGTGATCGCCCTCAAAGTGTCAACCCTGTGGGACTTCGTGGCGGGAGTGACGATCTGATGGACAACCAGTGGGTGCTCGTGATCACCGCCGACGCGGAAGTCACCAAAGCCGAAGACATCAAGGAAGAGGACTGACGCATGGCTGTCGGTTTGAGCGCCGCGAACCTGGCGAACGCGTGGCTGAACACGATGCGTGGCGGTGGCGCGGGTACGAACTTCACCGCACCGGCGACGCTGTTCGTGCAACTCCACACCGCTGATCCTGGCGCGTCTGGAACGACGTCGGTGTCCTCAACCACCACTCGGCAGGCGTTGACGTTCGCCGCCGCCTCGGGTGGGTCGATGGCCATCACCGGCACCACCCAGTGGACCAACTGGGCCGGCACCAACGGTGAGGTCGTCACGCACATCTCCGTGTGGTCCGCAGCGTCCGCCGGCACCTTCTACTTCTCCGCCGCCCTCACGGCGTCGAAGACCGTCAACACCGGGGACACGCTCACGCTGTCCACACTGACGTTCGCGCTCACACCGATCGCGGCGTAACACCCGAGGGGGGCCTCTGTGGCTGTTGGGTATCCGAAGAACAAGGACAGCATCGACTCGATCCTCGGCGAGCTGGCGCAGTCGGTGAACCGGAACTTCCGGCGAGCGTCGCAGCTCAAAACCGAGCTCGACGCCTACACCGACACGGCACTCACCAACGCTGGCTACACAGCTGGCGAAGTGACCGCGATCCACACCTTCGCAGCAGATCTGCTGCAGCTGAGCAACATCTACACGGGGTCCGCGGCGCTCGCTTCCGCGAAGGACTTCCGCGCCAGCCTCCGCCCCCTCTGGGGTGTGCTCGGCGACTTCTAACGGGAGGGCCCTGTGGCTGTCGGGTACCGGTCCTCGTCCGCCTCTGGAACCGCCGATACCCAATCGACCTCGTGCGTCGTCCCCGTACCGTCGGGAGCGGCAGCGGGTGACATCGCGCTGCTCGCCATCGAACAGTGGGAATCGTTCGGAGCCACGAACACACCCCCAGCGGGGTTCACGCTCGCCGCTACGGTCGAGAACAGCACCGTGCGGATGCAGGTGTACTGGAAACGCCTCTCCGGCGCGGACACCGGCAACTACACGATCACGTGGACCGGCAACATCTGGAACATGGGGCACTGCATCCTCATCACGGGTGCCGCCGCCTCCGGTGACCCGATCGAAGCCACCAACACCGCATCGTCCGCGTCGGGCACCGGAATACCCAGCACCACCGTCACCACGGTCACACAGGCGTTCCTCGCGCATTTCGCGGCGAACGACAACTCCGGATCCGCAACCCCACCAACCGGGTTCACCGAGGTCCAAGACGGCCAGTACATCCACACCAACTACCGAATCCCCGGCACCACCGGAACCCAAACCGCCTCAGGCGGGACCATCTCCACCTCCGGGATCCACGTCGCCGCTTTGATCGCGGTCAAACCCGACGCGACCGGCTCCCAGACCGCGGACGCCTCCCTCACTGGCACCGCCGGAGTGACCGCGGCCGGGACATCAACGAAACCGGCAGCTGCGACACTGCCGGTGACCGCCACTCGATCTGTGGCGGGAACGTCAACCAAACCAGTCGCTGCGTCCCTAGACGGAACCGCAGCCGTCAGCGCGAGCGGCACAGCAACGAAACCAGCCGCAGCGTCATTGACCGCCACGGCGGCGATCACCGCAGATGCCACGGTGGGGCTAGCTCCGAAACTTGCGGACGCTGCGTTAACTGTCACCGCGGCCCTCAGCGCAACCGCGGCAACCACGAAACCAGCGGCTGCGTCCCGGACCGTTACTGCGGCGCTCACCGCCAGCGCAATCGTCACCGACACCGCCACCGCGACTGTCACCACCACGGCAGGTATCACCGCTGCCGGAGCAGTGACGAAACCGGCCGCTGCGACGCTCACCGTCACCGCAGGAACGACAGCGACACTCGAGTCCTCCGCGGATGTGGACTTCGTCTGCCAAGACTTCGCCGGCACTGCGACCACCGTCGCCTACAGCGGCACTTCGACCCTCGTCGCGCACGCTGGATCGGCCAGCTTGGACGCCTACGGCGGAACCGTGTCCACCGTCAGCCATGGCGGGACAGCATCGATCTGTGGGAGGTAACCGATGGCGGTCTCCGCCCCGCTGACCCTGAACGAGAACAACGACGAGGAAATCCTCGCCACCCTCACCACCAACCAACCCAGCTCAGGAACCCCACTGGATCTCACAGGGAAAACCCTGGAGGTATTCCTCAAAGCCGGCGCGGACACAGCCGACGTGGACGGGTGGAAAGGGCAGTCCACCGGCGGGTCACCGGCGATCACCGTGACGAACGCCGCCGCTGGCCAGGTGTCCATCATGGTGCCCGCCGCCCAAGTCACCACCACGGTGAAGTGGTGGCGGCTCGACGTTCTCTCCGGGGCGCTCCGCAAAACCGCGCTGTACGGCGCGGTCACCGTGAACGACATGTGAGGGGAGCATGGCAGTCGACCTCGGCGACGTGTACCGCTGCACGTTTGCGAACAAGAACCCCTCCGGCACGCTGGTGAACGCGGACACCGTCACCCTCACCATCACCCTGCCCGACGACACCACCACCGTCGTCACCCCAGTCACCCCAACCAGCACCGGGAACTACCAGTACGACTACACCACCGTCCAAGCCGGACGTCACCGAGCCCGCTGGGTCGGGGTTGGCGCCAACCCCGGTGCACATGTCGAGGTGTTCGACGTCCGCCCGGCAGAGGTGCCCTACATCGTGTCGCTGGCGGACGCGAAGGAGCAACTCAACGGAGCGAGCAGCGCCTCCGACGAGGAACTCCGCTTCTTCCTGGAAGGGACCACGGGGGCGGTCGAAGGTCACCTCGGGCAGGCGGTGGTGCGGCGCAACTTCACGGAAGAGGTCGCGGTCACCGGGGGACGCGCGGTTCTCACCTGGTCCCCGGTGGTCGCGCTGATCAGCGCCACCACGGTGGATGGCGTCGTCCTCGACGTGGACGACTTGAACTTGTCACCGTCCGGGGTCGTGTCCGGCATCGGGATTCGAAGCCGGGTCGTGTTCGTCTACAAGGCCGGGATGGCGATCGTGCCCGCCAACGTGGGGCTCGCTGCCCGGATCATCCTGCAGCACTTGTGGGAAACCCAACGCGGATCCTCGGGCGGCGCACGTCCCGGCGGCTTGGGCGACTCGATGCAACTCGGCCAAGGCCACTTCGGATACGCCCTCCCCAACCGTGCCATCGAGCTGCTCGGCGCAGGATTGCCAGGCATCGCATGACCCAGTGGACCTTCCCGGCCGCAGTGGACGCGATCGTGGCGGCGCTGCAGGCAGCGGGGCTCACCGTGTGGGACGGCCCGATCGTCAGCGGCAACTACGACGACGCTGTCTACATCGGCTACGACGGTATTTCTGCCGCCGGTGACGAAGAACCTGCCGGGACAACGACGCAGGAGTGGGCGGCGATCGGGCAGCGGAAACGCGACGAGGAAAACACGATCACCTGCGCTGTGGTCGCTCTCATCGGTGACAGCGAGACGTCGTGGAAACCGGTCCGGGACCGGATCGCGGCGATGGTCGAAACCGTGGGCCAGGTTCTGCGCGATGACAGCGCACTCGGCCCCTCGCTCGGGTTCACCGGGAGGCCCTACTCCATGGCCGAGTGGTCTATCGGTGACTACTTCCAAGAGAACGGCCCCGCAGGGATGCAAGCCCGCCTGCTGTTCACGATCCGCCACAAGACCCGCGTCTGAAGGAGCACCATGCCGAAGTTCAAGCTGCGCGACGACCACCCCGCAGTCGACCTGTATAAGCCCGCAAGCCGTGGCATGGGGTCGTTCCGCGTCGAGCCTGGACAGGAGATCGAGGTCCCTGGAGACCTCGTCACGTCCCGCCCAGAGCCGAAGAAGGGTGAAGAAGCCTTGCCCTCGTTGCCGGAGGACGCCTACATCGTCGCCAACCGCGGCGAGGAGAAGGCGTGGCCCCACGCCGTGTGGGAGCTGGTCACCGAGAAGCCGGCCGTGAAGGCCCCGGCTGTGAAGGAGAACTGACATGGCTACGGGTTCCGGCCTCGACGCCCAACTCATGGTCGCCCAGGAGTCCGCCTGGGGCACCGCGGTCACCGTCACCAGGGGCTACGAGTTTCTCTCCGAGTCGCTCAACCAGGAGATCACCTACACCGACTCGGCCGGTCTGCGGACGGGTACCACGTTCAGGCGCACCGCCCGCACCAAGCAGGCCCGTATCTCCGTCAGTGGGGACATCGAACTGGAGATCCCCACCTTGGGGGCCGGTCTGCTGGTGAAGCACATGCTCGGGTCGAGCGTTACCACTCCTACCCTTGTCGCCGCGTCGGCCTACAAGCAGGTTCACACCCCCGCCGGCATGGCCGGTCTCGGGTTGACCATGCAGGTCGGCCGCCCGGAGCCGGTGTCGCCGTACACGGTTCGGCCGTTCACCTACGAGGGCTGCAAGGTCACCAAGTGGGAGATCTCCCTCAAGGACGGTGGTCTCGCCACCCTCAAGCTGACCGTCGACGGCCAGGCCGAGTCCACCGCGACGGCGTTGGCGACGGCGAGTTTCCTCGCGAACTCGGCTGTGTACAGCTTCAACCAGGCGAGCATCAAACTCGGCGGCACCGCCGCCACCGCCTCGGGCGAAACCACGATCACCGGCGGCACCCAGATGTCCACCGTGGCGAAGTCCATCACCATCTCCGGTGATAACTCCCTCGCCACCGACCGGTACGGCATCGGCAACGCCGGGCAGAAGAAGGAACAGCTGCAGAACGGGATGCAGACCATCACCGTCAAGCTGGACTCCGAGTTCTCCAAGACCGAGCTGTACGACCTGTACACCGCGGGCACCCCCACCCCGATCCAGTTCGACCTCACCGGTGCAGCGATCGGGGCGAACAACTTCCTGTTCTCGGTGATCCTGCCGTCCTGCATCCTGAAGAAGGCCCCGCCCTCGGTGAACGGTCCGGACATCGTGCAGATGTCGACCGAGTGGGAAGCGGAGTGGGACGAAACCAACCCGCCCATCCAGATCAAGATCGTATCGACGGAGTCGACGAACATCTGATGGCCAGGGTGGGGGTCTCGGTATCCAACAGCGGAGCTGACGAGTTCCGGGCCCTCGCCAAGAAACTCCGCCAAGCCGGCCGCAAGGACCTGCGCACGAAGCTGCGTCAGGAGATCCGCCGCGCGGGTCAGCCGGTGCTCAACGACGTGAAGTCCGCGGTGCAGTCGCTGAACGTGAAGGGAACCGGCGGTGGTGGCGTGTCCGCTCGCCGCCGGTTCAACATCGAACGCGCCACCACCGCGAGGGCGAAGAGCGCAGCGGAGCGCCGCGGGGCGGGGTTGCGGGCTGCGGTGGCGAGGGCGACGAAGCTGGAGCAAACCGCGCGTGGTGTGCGGTTCGTGACGCGCTCGAACCAGATGCCGCCCGATCAGAAGAACTTGCCGCGCCACCTCGATTCCGAGAAGGGCTGGCGGCACCCGGTGTTCGGTGACAGGGACACGTGGGTCCACCAGAAGGGTGGCCCGTGGTTCGGGAAAACCATCAAACGCAAGGCACCCGCCTTCCGCAAAGCGGTGCTGGACGCGATGGAACAGATCAAGAACGAGATCGAATCCTAAGGGGAGCCATGCCGAAGTTCGCCATCGAGGACAAAGAGTACGACTACGACGGGAAGATTTCCGTCAAGGACTCGATGTTCATCTTCGAGAAGTCCAAGGTCGGGATCGCCGAGTTCCAGTACGCCATCTTCGGCCAGGGGAACCCGTTCGCGATCGCCGCTTGGGTGTACATCCTCAAGCGCCGCGCCGGCGAAGCGGTCCAGTGGGACGACGTGCTCGAACTGGACCTCCGTACGTTCCGGTTCATCGAGGATGAGGAGGAGCCGAAGCCTCCCACCGATGAGGAGCCGAAGAAGGAGGGCGAGGCGGACCCTACTTCGCCACCTTCGCGGAGCGGTGGAAAAACCCGCAAGAGCGCTACTGGAGCTACCTCGTAGCCCTCACCGAAGTTTTCGGTTTCACACCCCGGGACGTGCAGGAACTCAGCGTGTTCGAGTTCGACCTGTACGCCCAGCGCATCGAAAAACTCAATGAGCAGGCCAGCGAGGGGTGAGTGATGGCGGACCTCTCGTTCAACATCGTCGCGTTGGACAAGGCTGGGGCGACTTTCGTCAAACTGGCTGAGCAGGCCGAACGTCTCTCCGACAAGCTCGACAAGATCGACGGGCGGGACGCCACCGCCACGGTGAACGTCCGCACCGACCAGTCCGACAAGGCGCTGGACTCGTTCTCCAACCGGTTCGCCCTCCTCGCCGCCGGCATCACCGCTGCGTCGCCGGCGGTGGGTGCGGCGATCCTCGGTGGCGTCGGTGCGGGCTTCATCGGTGTCGGTGCGCTGGCGCTGAAGTCCAACCAGGACGTACAGCAGGCCTACAGCTCGATGTGGTCGAACGTCGTGTCCACGTCGAAGGCCGCCAGCGCTCAGCTGGTGCCGCAGTTCGTGTCCGCCGCGAACGCCATGAACGCGGAGGTCACGAAACTCGGTCCGGCGATCTCCAGGGCGATGTCGTTCGCTGGCCCGGACATCGTCGCCCTGACTCGCGGTATCAACACCCTCGCCGACAACGCGATGCCGGGGCTCAACGCGGCCATGGCCAACAGCCTGCCGGTGTTTCAGGGCGTCGCGGGCGCGATGGGGATCCTCGGGACGTCCTTCTCGAACAACATGACGTCGATGTCGGCCAACGCCACCAACTACGGCCTGGTGGTGCAGTCGACGGCGTCGATCGTCGACTCCGCCCTGACCGCCGCGGTCGGCATCGTCAACACCCTGGCGACCGCGTGGGGCCGTAACTCGACGTCGATCAACAGCGCGGTGTCGTCGGTGGGTGCGTCGATTTCCGGGCTCGCGCAGGGCACCCTGCCGGTGCTGTCCGCTGCGCTGGGAGCCGCATCCGGGGTGCTGAACGCCATCGCGTCGGTCCTCGCTCCGATCGCGCCACTTCTGGGCGGTGTGGGTGCCGCGGCGCTCGCGACGTGGGCGGCATTCAAACTCGCCGGGGCGGTCCAAGCCGGTGTGCAGGCCCTCGCCATGGGCGTGCTGAACCTTGGTGTGCGGATGGAAACGGCGGGCGCCGCCAGCGCCCGCATGATCACCGGTTTGGGTGGCGTGTCCGGGGCGTCCGCGACCGCCGCCGCCGGTGTCACCGCGGCAGGGAACGCTGCTGCGGGGGCGTCGCTGCGGTTCGCCGCTGCCGCCTCGGCGATGGCCGGCCCACTGTCCATCGCGCTCGTCGCGGGCACCCTGCTCCTCGGACTACTCGGATCGAGTTTCGGGTCCGCTTCCGGTGGCGCGAAGGACCTTTCCACCAGCCTCGACGGGGTCACCTCCGCCCTGCAGTCGAGCCACGGCGCGTTCAGCCAGGCGGTGCGGGACGCGCTCGTCGCCGACCCCGCGTTCAAGGGCCTCGCCGACTCGCTGGCGGGCACTGGGGTATCACAGCAGGAGCTGATCGACGCGATCACGCAGGGCGGGCCCGCGCTTGACGCGTTGAAGGCGAAGCTGGCCGCCGCTGAAGAGGCCGGCTACTCGATGGTCAGCCCCATGAAGTTCCTCACCACGAACTTCAGTGATATGCGCATCGCCGGTGGCGGTGTCATCGAGTCCTTGAACGACCAGGGCAAAGCGGCCCGGGACGGGCAAGTAACACTAGACGAGTTGGCGAAGTCCTACGCCAAGTCCGCCGCCGACGCCAAGACCGCGAGTGCCGCGGCGGCTTCGGCGGCGCACTCCACCGCCCAAACCAGTGCGTACAGCACGCAGGCCGGCGCGGCGGCCCAGTTCCTCGGGTTGAGCCTGTACACGGTATCCCGAGGATTCGAGGGTGTGCTGGCGACGTCGGACCAGGCGAACTGGTCGGTCCAGTCCACCAGTGTCGGGTTCTTGAAGGCCAGTCTGAACGTGGCGAACGCTGCCGCGCAGCTGACGACCAACTTCACCCAGGCGGACAAGGCTGTGGTGTCGGCGCACCAGTCGGTGGATCAGGCGCAGCATTCGCTGGCGCAGTCCACCCGGTCGGTGGCGGACGCGCAGCATTCGGCCGCGCAGGCCGCGCGGTCAGTGGTGGATGCGCAGCAGGGTGTGGCTGACGCTGCCCGGCAGGTGGAGCAGGCCCAGCGCGGGTTGGACGACGCCTACTACGGGGTGACCCAGGCGGAGCAGGCCTACACCCGTGCTCAGCAGAACGCGCGCGACGCGCAGCAAGCGTTGAACGAGGCTCGCGAACAGGCCATCCAGGACCTCAAAGACCTGCGGCTGCAGATGGAGGACCAGGTCCTGTCGGAGGAGCAGGCCGCGGTCAACCTGTTCGAGGCGCAGAAGAAGGCTGAGGGCGCGGGCATCACGTCGATGGATCAGGCGAAGGATATCGCCTCCGCTGACGTGACCGCAGAGAACATCGAGCAGAAGAAGGTCGCGTTCGAGCTGATCGCGGCGCAGAACGCGCTGAACAACTCCCACAACCGCGGTGTGCAGATGCGGGAGAAGCTGAGCGAAGCCGAACGGGAAGGTGTCAACGGCGCGCAGGGTGTGATCAACGCCCAGAGGCAGTTGGACTCGGCGAACCAGCAGGTTGTGGATTCGCAGCGGGCATTGGAAAAGGCGCACCAGCAGGTGCGGGACGCCGCGTATTCGCTGGAGTCGGCGGAGCGCGGGTTGGAGCGTGCCCACCGGCAGGTGGAGGACGCGGCCTACGGCGCGATGCGAGCTCACCAGGCGGTGCGGGACGCCCAATACCAGCAGGCCCAGGCTTCTCAGCAACTCCAGCAGGCGCAGCTAGGGTTGCGGGACGCCCAGGACGCCGCGTCAAGGTCGCTGGACCTCAACACAGAGGCAGGCCGGCGGAACCTCACCTCCCTGCTGGCGGTGTGGGACCAGATCCAGAAGACCGGTATGCCCATCACCGACCAGTACCGGCAACTGATCGACATCTTCGCGTCATCGTTCGGAGTCTCTCGAGACCGGGCCCAGGAGTTCCTCACCCAGCTCGGGTTGATCCCGAAGGACTTCAAGTACTCGATCACCGCGATCACGCAGGTCGACACCAACAACTTCAACCAGTGGTTGTCCGGTGTGTTGAAGACCGGCGGGTACGCGATGGACTCCCGCAACCAGCAGAAAACCGTGGGCGGCACAGGGTATGCCACGGGTGGACAGATCACCGGGTGGAGTCCGACCAAGACGGCCGACAACGTGCCCATCATGGCCACCGCGGGAGAGTGGGTGCACCCGGTGGACGCGGTCGAGTACTACGGCCCGGGATTCATGGAAGCGATCCGCACCAAGCAGTTCCCCAAGGGCGGGGACGGGGCGGCGCTCATGGGCTATGCCAGGGGTGGTGTGGTCCGAGCGGCGCAGGACACCTATGCCGGAGCGAACCTCGGGGCCGGGTACTTCGCCACGAACCAGGCGATGCGAGTCATGGGGTTCCCCACGCTGCAGGACTTGCCCAAGTGGGTGCCGCCACCAGTCGACATGGGCGGATACTCCGGCACCATTCCCGGCTACAAGCCCTCGGCCGGGGTGGCGCAATGGACACCGCAAACCCTGCAGGCCATGAACATGCTCGGCCTACCAGGGGCGTTCCTGCCCGCCATCCAGCGCCGCATGATGCAGGAATCCGGCGGTAACCCGACCATCGTCAACGACTGGGACAGCAACTGGCGCGCCGGCCACCCATCAGTTGGTCTGATGCAGGTCATCCGCGGCACCTACGCCTCCTACAAGGGCCCCGACGTGGGCCCCTACCTGTACGGCGTGTCCGTGGACCCGCTGTCGAACATCTACGCCGGTCTCAACTACGCGGGCCGCGTCTACGGGCCACGTAGGGGCGGGTTCGCCAACGGTGTCCTGTACGCGATGAACAAACCCGGTGGCTACGACGCCGGCGGGTGGCTTCCTGACGGCGGTACCGGCGTGAACTCGACCGGTAAGCCGGAGGCGGTGCTGAACCCGGACGAGTCACAGGCGTTCGTGAAGCTCGTCAAGTCCGGGCAGTTCGGCAAGGCCACCTACATCACGATCAACGTCACCGCGGCGAAGTTCGACCGCGCCGAGTTCGCGCGGGAGATGAAGATGGTGGAGGCGATGAATCTGTGACCGCCGAGATCATCGAGTGGGTTGACGCTGACGGTGGTGTGACCGTGCTGGACGCGGACTGGCCGGCACAAGGCAGGTTCATGCCGCCGATCACGGTGGAACAGATCGGTGTTCCCCGAACCCCGGGCGGGGTCCTGTTGGACGCCCGCCACGGGGTTCGGGAAATGCTGATCTCCTTCTGGATCATCGGCACCGACGAAGCCGACCTGCGTGTGAAACTTCGCGACATCGTGCGGAAACTCAACCCCGCCAAGGGGCCCGGGTATCTGCGTGCCACAGCCCCGGACGGGGTCGTGCGGCAAATCCAGTGCATCAACGTGGACGGCGTCCAGATCCAAGAAGAGCTCGGGGAGAGCTCGGGGTACGCGGCGCAGAAGATCGCAGCCCAGTTCAAGGCGTACAACCCGTACTGGCAGGACGTGTCCGCCATCAGCCCACCCGAGTGGTCCACGGGTGTGACCCCTACGTTCTTTCCGATTTTCCCCATCCGGTTGACCTCGTCGGAGATCGCGGTCGACGGGACGATCGACAACGCCGGGGATGTGGAGGCGTGGCCGGTGTGGACCATCACCGGCCCAGGCTCAGGGATCGTGCTCCGCAACCTCTCCACCGGCGAGTACCTGTCCTTCCCTGACGTGGTGATGGGGGAGGGGCAAACCCTCTACATCGACACCCGGCCTGGGGTGAAGACCGTCACCCTGGATACCAACTCGGTGGGCACGAACATGTTCGGAGCCATGTACGCCGGGTCCAGCCTGTGGCCGCTCGTGCCGGGTAGCAACGCGATCCGCCTGGAAATGGCCGGCATCACCGTGGGCACGTCGAAGCTCGCGGTGTCCTACACCCAGCAGTACCTCACGCCATGACCTGGACCGTGCGAGTCAGGAACTCGATCAACGAAGACGTCGGGGAACTGGACCAGTACTCACTGTTGGAGATGGTCCTCCGCCTCAACGACGTGTCGGCGTGGCAGTTGACGGTTCCCGCGGACAACCCGCTGATCGGGGAACTGGTGAAACCCGGCGCTGGGCTGCGGGTGTTCACCTCCGCCCTCCCCGGGACAGCGGTGTTCACCGGGCCGTGGACGTCGATGGAAGTGCGCAAGACGGCCGAGGAGCGGACCTACACCTTCACCGGCGTGGACGACACGGTGTGGCTGAAGCGCCGGCAAGCGTCCCCCTCACCGACGGAGGGGTTCCCGCCGTACACGGTGTCGGCGAAGGACACCGTGTCGAACCAGCCTTGCTCGACGGTGCTGGGCTACTACGTGAACCGCAACATCGGCCCCGACGCCCACAGTTCGCGGAAACACCCCCTGTGGACCTACAGCGCGAACCCCGGGCTGGGGGCGAACGTGTCCGGTGAGGCGCGGTGGCAACCGCTCCTCACGCTGCTGCAAGAACTCGCGGTCGCGAACGGCAACAACATCGGGTTCAAGGTCATCCAAAACGGTGGGGCCTACCAGCTGTACCCGTTCCAACCCCAGGACCGCACCGCGACCGTGATGTTCTCCGAGAAGCTGGGGAACCTCGCCGACTTCACCTACTCGATCGAGGCACCCGAAGCGAACTACGTCTACGTCGGTGGCGACGGCGAAGGCACCGCGAGGACGTTCAAGGAACGTTCCGACGGTGAGTCCATCGCCCGCTGGGGCCGCATCGAAGGCGAACTCGTCGACCGGCCCGGGACGACCGACACCACCCAGCTCGAACAAGCTGGAGACGAAGCGCTGATCGACCGGCAGGAGAAGGTGTCCCTGTCGCTCACACCGATCGAGTCGAAGTACATGCGATTCGGGGCGGACTTCTACCTCGGGGACAAGGTCACCGTCCAGCTGGAGGGCGACACCGAAGACGGCCGCATCCAAGAAGTCATCCGCGAAGTGAAGATCTCCCTCACCCCCGACGGCCCGTGCCTGGTCACCCCCAGTGTCGGCACACCGGGTCGGCAGGACATCTACCGGGTCTTCAGAGCCATCCAGGATATCAGGGATCGCCTGATCTACAAGGAAAGGCGGTGACAGGTGGCGACAGCGCTCGACCTCTACATGCCCTACGACACCGGTGCCGGCGCGAACGTCACCGAAGACGGATGGCGACGCTTCGCCAAACACTGGCGCGGGGACGGGGTTATCCGCAACTACGGCTCCGAAATGGCCGTGTTTGGCGACTCTTCGGGGATGCAGGTGAAGGTCCCCACGGGGGAGTGCTGGATCCAAGGCGCGTGGGGCCAGATCACATCGACGAAGATTCTGCCGATCGCCGCGGCCCACGCCACCCTCGCACGCCGGGACCTGGTGGTGGCGCGGAACGACTTCATCAACAACCGCATCGAGGTCGACGTTAAGACCGGCACCCCCGCCGCCTCACCCACCTACCCGACGTTGACGCAGAACACGTCGATGTGGGAAATCCAACTCGGCAAGGTCCAAGTTGCGGCCGCGGCGTCGGGGATCGCCGCGGGGAACGTGCAGGCCCTCCAAACCTTCGTGGACGGGTCCTGCTCCTACTCGGTGGACTTGGCGTTCCAGTCCATCCCGGACAACGCCCCCACTCGCGTGGACTGGGACCTCGAACTGTTCCCGTCCAGCGCGGTGGATCGCACCGGCACCAACGGCCTCAACGCTTTCACGTTGCGCCGCGCCGGCCAGTGGCTGTTTGTCGCGTCCGTGGAGTGGAACGTGTCCACCGTCGGGTTGCGGGCCGCGTGGGTGGCCCGCACCGCGGACGGATCCTCCTCCGGGAACCGGTTGGGGTTCTCGAGCATCGCCCCCAACGTGTCCGGGGCGAAGACGATCCAGAACATCACCGCCACCGAACGGTTCACCGCGAACGAGGAGGTCGCGCTGTACGTGCACCAAACGTCCGGCGGTGGCCTGTCCCTGACAAAAGACTTCACCTCGACGCGCATCCAGATCTACTGGCTGGGGCCCTGACGGACTCTGTGGAGAGGGGGCTGGGTGGAGTGGCTGCCGACCGCAGGACCCTACGGGGCACTCGGCGCGATCATCATCTACCTGGTGCGGCTGCTGATCGTTACCGACCGGCGCCACACAACGGAAATCAACGACTCTGCGAGGCGTCATGCCGCGGAGATGACACGCATCAGCGAAGCCCACGCGGCGGAGATGAAGCGCATCAACGAGGCGCACGCCGCGGAGATGAAAAGGATCAACGAGGCGCACGACGAGGAGATCCTCGAGTTGCGCGACGACATCGCCAGGCTGCGGGAGGACATCGCGCAGCTTCAGAACGCGCTCGACACCGAGACACAAACTCGCCGCGCCGCGGAGGAGCTCGCGCACCAACTCCGGACGGGGGTCGGTAATGCCGGAAACCGTGAAGGGTCGCCGCCGCATCGCCATCGTGCTCGCGATCGTCGCGATCCTGATCGCCCTGTTCGCGGTGTGGCGGACGTGGGGGGTGGAGCAGACAGCGACGGACTTGGGGGGACAGGTGGCGACAGCGTGCCGCCTGGACGCGTCCGACGCGCAGAGGAAGGGGCTTAACTGCGCCCAAGCGGAGGCGGTGTCGGACCCCTCGCCAGTCACCCTGACCCAGCCACCTGTCACCAACACCCTGCTGGTGCCGGGGCCAGTGACGGTGGTGACGGAAACCAACCAGGTGCCTTTGCCTCTGCCGACTGTGGTGCCGTTGCCTGGTCTCACGGTCGTCTCGGTCACCCCGGGGCCGACAGTGACCAAAACGGACACCTCCACCACGACGGTGGTTCCGCCGCCGCAGACCGTGACCGAAACCCAAACGCAGACCGAGACAGTGACCGCGACCACCACGGTGAGTTGCCCATCGTTGGGCCCCTGCGGGCCTGAAGGACAGGGATGATCGATGAGCCTCGGCGTTGACCTCCATTGCTACTACCAGCGAGCCATCAACTGGGGCGCGCTCGCTGCCGCGAATCTCGGTGGGAGCCGGGTGGAGTACGGCTGGGTGAAGGTGTCCGACGGTGGATCGGCCTACACGAAGAAGGTCGACGGGGTCACCTACTACCCGTCCACCATGGTCAACGGGTTGAAGGGGATCGGCCGCAAGGTCGGGGCCTACCACTACGCGCAGTTCTCCCCAAGCCCGGAGGCGCAGGCTGACGTGCTGGTGCGGGAAGCGCGCCGGCTGGACGCGATGGATCTCGTCCCGATGCTGGACCTAGAGGACCCGTTCGAGGCCAACGCCGCGGCGAAGGACTTCGCGATCCGGTTCTGCAAGCGCGTCGCCGCGCAGGGAGTGAAACCAGGCGTGTACATGTCCGCCTCGTTCGCGAAGACCCTTCGCCCGGACCAGTGGGGCATCCCCGGTCTGGTCATCTGGATCGCCCGATACGGGGCGAAGCCAGAAGCCGCCGGCTCAGCGCAGTACACCGGCCGCTACGACATCCACCAGTACAGCTCCACCCAAGACATCGGCGGCTTGGCCGATGTGGACGTGAACTGGGCCTACACCAACAACCACCTGATGGCAGGGAACCAGGAGGACGACATGTTCGACGACACTGACCGGCAGATCCTTCGCACCATCTGCAACCAGCTCACCGGCAACCCCGCCGGCGACCCGTGGAACGTGCCGGGCTGGCCGTCCCTGGTCACCCCGGGCGCGAAGCTGTCCGTGACCGACTACGTCCGCTGGCTCGACCTGCACGCGGTAAAGACGGGGGAGAAGGTCAACGCGATCGCGGACCTCGTGGCGAAGCAGAACGGGGTCACCGCGGAGGAGATCGCCGCAGCGCTCCGCACCGGTCTCGTCGCCGACCTGCTGCCCGTCCTGCAGCAGGTGTTGGCGGACGCTCTCGACGACGACAACGGCGAACAGGCCGCCGCCATCTCCGACGCCGTGCTCACCAAGCTCGGCGAGAAGCTCGCTGGAGGGAACGCATGACCACCTATCTGAAGGACCTGCTGGAGCGGGCCGCCGCCACGTTCGGGGCGGGGTTCTTTGCCGCGCTCTTCGCGGACTGGACTGGGGCGATCCCTTCCGACTGGAAGGCGTGGCTCCTGACTGGTGTCGTGGCCGGCGTGCTCGACACCGTCAAGGGACTCGTGTCGAAGAAGGTCGGCGACCCCGGCACCGCGTCGGCGTTGCCGCGGCTCACGGTCGGCGAGGTCGAGCCAGGCCGGCACCTCAACTGAGCTGGTCGCCCGCTACCCCTGTCAGGCGGGCGACCGTCAGCCCCCCAGCACTCCCCGAGGACTCCCCTCTCGGGATGAAGTGCTGAGGGGCCCTTTCTCATGCCTTGGCCGGTTTCACCGTCTCGCGTTTGACCATCACCGGGCCCTGCACGCTGCCGTCGTCCACCCACGCGGCGTCGACAGGTGGCTTCGCGCCAGGGTGGTCGTCGCGTGGAACGAACTTGCCGGTCACTAGGCCTGTGTGGAGGTCGGAGCCCTCGGGGTCGTCGTAGTAGGGCTCCGCGACGACGAGGTCCCCGCGCTTGAGCTGCTTGCCGAGCCATTTCCGGACGGTCATACGGTCGATCGCGGCCAGCCGTGCGATCTCGGTCTCAGGCATGCCGTTGTCGGCTGCGGCGTAGACGGCGTAGCGGAGGAGCGGCTTGATTCCCTGGTTCACAATGCCGAGGCCCTGGAGGGTCTCGGAGATGCGTGCTGCGGTGAATGGTGCACGTTCACGGAACGTCTTCGCGATCTCGGTGAAGGAGGCTGCGAGTGCGCCCATGCTGCGGTTGAGTTCACTGAGGACGATTGACTGGTCCGTCATGTAGAGAACTCTACAGGTCGCCTGTAGAGAAGTCTACAGAAGCTCACCTGGCTGGGCACATGCCGGAGCCCCCGTCCGGGACATGGTGAACGGGGGCTCCTTGACGCGCTCACCAGACAAACGGGAGTCGCCGGTGCGCGCGAGCTACTTCCAGATACCTTCCCGCCACGCGATCCACCCCACCATGGGACCGAAGATCGCGCAGTAGATCCCGCAACCCAGGGCGACTTGGCCGAGCCGGCTGGACAGGTCCGGGTCGAAAATCAGGGCTGGCACGCACAACAAGGCGGCGGCCAGGATCGCGGCTAGCAGTGGCATGGGGACCCGCAGATCCGACAGAAGTGGTCAGAACCGCCCTTCGAGGGCAGGCAGGCGTGGTCGTAGCCCAGCCATTTCATGATCCGTTTTAGCATGGTCGGCATCCTCCCTCATCCACCCCAGGATCGCCCGGGGTGGTCGGATCTCATTCTCTGCGCGATCGCGTCCCGCAGCTTCGTGGACAACTCCACCGCGTGGTCCTTCCCTCGCCACCCCGCGGTGGGGAGAGCGGCGGTCATCCCGAACTCGCCAACACGGATGCCCACTTCCACCTGGTCGTGGCGTTCGATCAGCCCTACCACGACTTCGGTGCGGTTTCCGTACACGTCCACGGCGCGGACAGGCCAGGACACGAGCCAGCCGAAGTCACTTTCCCCGCTCGTCGGCGTCAGCATCGTCCTGCCTCTCACGTTCGAACACCTCACCGGTGGTCATGTCGGTCACGCAACTGTCGGTCTCGTACACGTTCTTGAGGTACCGCTCTTCGACAGTCGTGGGGTATTGGGGGTCTGTGATCATCACACGCCTCCCGGCCCATCAAAGGTGTTACTCACCAGGTACACGCATATGGAGCAGCGCGGCACAGAGCCTCGCCGGTCACGCCGGGAAGGAGTGCCCACCAAATTGCAGGCGGTGGCCGTGGTGGGCCCATTCCGGACGCGGCGGAACGGGAACTCGATGAGCGCGTGCTCCTGCTCGCCGAGAGCGACCCATGTCGGCCGCCCCCTGTCATCCGTGACATAGCGAGACACGCGCGGCAGTATATGGACCGCCATGGACCGCTGTACACCGCCATGGCGGTATCGACTCCGATAAGGCGGTCTATCACCCGAT